TGGTTAAAACTATGAAATTCGCACCACATAACTATCAACACAAGGCCATCAAGTTCATGCTTGAACGAGCCTGCGCGGGTCTGTTCCTAGACCCTGGTATGGGTAAGACATCCATCACGCTGGCTGCCATCAAAGTACTACGTTCGATGCGCTTGGTTCAAAAGACTTTAATCATCGCACCTTTGCGAGTGTGTTACTCAACATGGCCTGCGGAGATACAAAAGTGGGACGATTTTAATCATTTTCGTATTGAAATACTGCACGGTAGCAAAAAAGACGCTAAACTAGAGACTGACGCGGATATCTATATTACGAATCCTGAGTCGCTTCCTTGGCTGGTGGCAGCTACGGCAGGGAAACCTTTTCCCTTTGACGTCTTAGTGGTTGACGAGAGCTCGAAGTTCAAGTCACCAACCTCAAAAAGATTCAGATTAATCAAGAAGTTACTGGACAAGTTCCGTCGACGTTACATTTTGACTGGCTCGCCTGCGCCTAATGGACTGCTCGACTTGTTTGGACAAGTGTACATCATGGACCAAGGTGCGACGTTCGGACCATACATAACCCACTACCGCGAGAACTACTTCTACCCATCAGGTTTTGGTGGTTACGATTGGAAGCTCAAGGAAGGCTCAGAACAGAAGATACACAAGCTACTGCAACCACGCGTCATGCGTCTTGCTGCGGCGGATTACCTAGAGTTACCGCCATTGATTGAGGTGAACATACCCGTACACCTACCGCCTGAGGCAATGGTTAAGTACCTTGCCATGGAGAAGAATTTAAAGACCGAAGTAGAAGAAGGTCACGTGACTGCTGCTAACGCGGCGGTGGCGACGCTCAAGTGCCGTCAGATTGCGAACGGTGGTATCTACACCAATGCAGACGCAGGTGAGTGGGAGAACATCCACAACGCGAAGATAGACGCTGTAGTAGACTTGGTGGATGAGCTGGAGGGGCAGCCAGCTTTAATTGCTTACGATTTTCAGCACGACTTAGAGAGACTCAAGCATGCTTTTGGTAAAGACACACCGCACATTGGTTCTGGAGTAAGCCCTACAAAAAGTAAAGAAATAGTAGATGCATGGAACCGGGGTGACATACCAGTATTATTAGGACATTGCCAATCAATGGCGCACGGGTTAAACATGCAGGAAGCTGGTCGCGCTGTAATATGGCACAGCCTTACATGGAATTTAGAAGACCGCGAACAGTTCATTCGCCGCGTATGGAGGCAAGGTCAACAAGGCCGTGTCTTTGTTTACAATATCATCGCACAAAATACGATTGACCATGCCATTATGCGGGCAATTACACAGAAAGATAAAAACCAAAAGGCTTTGTTAGGCGCCCTACGCGATTACTGGGCAGAGCAAAATAACAAAATTTAAGGATTTTTAGTATGCCGTCATTGACAATTGAACTGCCGCAGGATATTTTAGAGGCTCTAGACATCGCCACGCGTAAAAAGTTTGAAGAGGCGGTCACAAATGATGCTTTAGGTGGCATCAGCAAGTTAGAGTGGATACAAAACCACCCTGATGGTAAGAAATTTATGACAGAATGTCATCGTATGAAATACGGACATCTGACTAGTAAAGAGTTACAATTACTAACCGACGCAAGATACCGTGCTTCACTAGGTATTACCGAACGTAAAAAGTTAACTGAACGAAATATACGAAACGACCTTATTGCGCAGATACTGCGTGAGGGTCTTTTTCCTTCTCTGAAGGACGAGACCAATGTCGTTAACTTTAGACAACAAAAATAATTCAAGGCGTGATCCATGAAAAGTAAACAAGAGGCCGCAGGCCTCATTTCCGCCCCCGCTATCTTTACAGACAAGCTCGCCAGCTCAGGTCTGACACTAGAAGACGCCGAAGCACTTGGTATGAAGTTCTTAGACGATTGCTCTAAGATAGACCCACAGTTTTTAAAAGTGCGCGGTATCCTAATCCCATACTTTGGCATTGATGGTAAGCAGACAGACTTCTACCGCATACGTTACCTAGACAAGCCTAGTGGGTTTGCAGGTCAAGTTGCAAAGCCCCAACGTTACGCACAAGCTGCAGGTACATTGAACGAGGCTTACCTCGCCCCCTTAGCGCCTTGGGAGTCCATTGCGCTGCGCCCGGACATTGACATCTTAATTACAGAAGGCGAGCTTAAAGGCGCCAAAGGTACGAAGTGCGGAGTGCCATGTATTGCGCTCGGCGGTGTGAACACCTGGTCAAGCTCGAAACGTAACATCGACTTGCTTGAGCCGTTGCCTCAAATCAATTGGAAAGGCCGTACGGTTACTATTGTGTTTGATAGTGACGCGGCGAGTAATCCTAACGTTGCCTTAGCGCAGGTGTCCTTGGCAAAAAAGCTCCTCGCACTTGGCGCTTTGCCCCGTATCGCGTCCCTACCTACTACAAGTTCAGGTGAAAAACAGGGTTTAGACGACTATTTGGTCGCTGGCGGCGAGATTGAGGAAATCTTAAAAGACACTAGGGGCTTGGCGCTAGGTGAGAGGCTCTCAGAGCTGAATTCACGTTTTGCCTATGTCATAGATCAAGACCTCATCGTTGAACGCGTTAACGGGCGCCGTATAAGACGCGAATCTTTCTGCAACGGTCACTTTGCCAATAATAACATCACAGAGTACCTAACTTCAGGAAATGGTAACGTTAAGAAGGTAGAAGTAAAGGTTCCGATGGAATGGCTCCGTTGGACTGCCCGAACAGACGTTAAGACCATGACATTCAAACCCGGCAAACCGTCTATTGAGGATGGTGAGTACAACACTTGGGCAGGCTGGGCAGTCGAGCCTAAAAAGGGCAACATCAAACCATGGGCTGAGTTGCTAAGTCATATCTTCGGCGACGAGATAATGGCGCGGGACTGGTTCGAGCAATGGATTGCCTACCCTATGCAGAACCCTGGTGCGAAGATGTTCACCAGCGTAGTGATATGGGGTCCGGAACAAGGTACAGGTAAGTCGTTACTAGGTTACACGATTGGCTCTATCTATGGCGACAACTTCACCGAGATTGGTAACGCTGAGTTGCACAGCACCTTTAACGAGTGGGCTATCAACAGGCAGTTCGTGATGGGCGATGAGATTACGGGCAGTGACCGCCGTACGGAGGCCGATAAAATTAAGGCGATGATTACGCAGAAGTTGCTACGCATCAACATGAAGAACCTGCCCACCTACACGGTGCCTGACTGCATCAACTACTACTTTACGTCGAACCATCCTGCTGCGTTCTTCTTGGATGACCAAGACCGTCGCTTCATGATACATCGCACTGCGCAGAAGAAAGCGGAGTCCGTTGAGTTCTACGACAACTACATTAGATGGAAGGACAATGGCGGCACAGAGGCGCTGTTCGACTACTTCCTGAACCTAGACTTGTCATCGTTCAACCCTACAGCTAGAGCACCAACAACAGCAAGTAAATTAGAGTTGATTGACCACGGTCGCTCAGACTTGAACCAATGGGTGTACTTCTTTATGGAGAATTTAGACCTAGAATTGCCACGTTTGGCGGAGTACTTGGGTGTGCCTGAAACAGACCTTGACCTTGTGCTCAACAAGCACTTGAAGTGGTTATATGACCCTAACGACAATAAGCGTGTGACATCTAATGGCATTGGTCGTGAGATGAGCCGTTGCGGTGCCAAGACACTGCCACAGACACGGACAGATACGTTCGGCAAACAACGCTTCTACGTACTTCGTAACGAGGAGAAGTGGTTGAACGCTAAGCCTGACACAGTGCGCGAACACGTAGATAAAGTATTCGCGGTTTCCGAGGCAATGGCTAAGGTTTCTAAGTTCTAAAACTTGTTAACGATGGGGTCACGGACTGAAGCTAGTCCGCCTTGATAGTACATTTCTAGTATGTCGGCTTCGTCTTCTACAGGCAACACGTCTGTAGGGGCGGTACCAAAGTCATTCTCTTTGGCATACTTAGCGGCAAGGTCTATCAATTCTTGCTGTGTGTATTTCTTACCCTTAGCGGCCTTGATACCAGCCAAGTCTTGTTGCATGTTGTCCCGCGCATTCTTAGAAAGACCGTGGTTTAGCAATTGGTAGATAATTGCCAAAGCGCTGTCCGTAGTTTCGCCGAACGGAGAACGTTGTGCCCAGTCCATAGCACCAGCATACTCAGCAGCAGTGTCACGTGGTGAACCCACAGCGCGAGCACGACCTAGTTCGGGGTACTTAGCACTTAGTTCTAAGGGCATCGCCTCGTTGTACCAGGTCTTGTGCTTATCAAACTCTTTAGCCGCTTTTTTAGGTTTGGCTACGACTTCGGTAACTTTCTTAATTATCTCTAGTGCCATTATTCTTCTTCGCTTTGTTGTGCCCCAACTGCAGCCGCTGTACCTGCTGGGATAGTTTTAAGTACTTTCTGTAAGATTTGACGGTCGGCTGGTTGTGCGCGGCGCATTACTTCAGCCAACTTAACTGGATCCATCATTAACTCTGATAAGCTGTTAATAGTACGTTGAGTACCTACACCCTCAAAGCCTTTAAGTATTGATCTAGCAATTACCCATGCGCGATCAAGGAATTGAGGCGTGGAAATTGAATCACCAAACTTGTAGATTTCATCACGTGCTTTTTGAGCACCAGCACTTGCTAGACCTGCTTCAGTTAAGTCGCGTTTTAGCTCACCACCAATGCCTTGTACAACATTAAGTTGCTCAGGCGCCAAAGCTTCTTCTAGCGAGCCGTAGCGCGGTGCGCCCGATGCTTTTTTAAGGAAGGCTTCTTCACCAGAACCTAAGATGTTAAGGAATGGGCCAACACGTTCCGCGCCGCCTGGACCTTCTAGTACTTGCTGTGCGCGGGCTAGAAGTTCAGCTTGGTTGACAGGCTTAGACATTTCAGAGTAAGTTTGACGTGCTTGACCGTAGGACGGTACTTTCTCTTCTAAGGCAGCAAGGTAGTCATCAACCACACTACGTGAAGCGGCTTGCGCATCGCGCCCCGCACCTGTTGCGGCAGTAGGGCCAAACGCTTTGTCTGATAACGCACGTTTAATATCGTGCAATGCTGCGCCACTGATTTCAGGGAATTCTTCCGCAGTAGTAGTAACACCCATTAAAGAATTTGGGGTTTCTGTTGCAGGTTTATATTGTCCCATTATGAATGGACGATTCTCCATACGGGCAATGTCTTTAGCAGATGACACAGTACCGCGTGGCATACGACCAAGCAACTCACCCAATTGAGGGTCAAGTTGTACAACAGACTGCTCTGCTTCTTTGTATAACGGACTAGTTGCGGAAGCACGTGCCATCTTAGCTTCGTCAAGATTAGGTGTAATGTTGGCTAGACGAGCCCTACGTGCAGCTTCTTGTTTGGCTTCAATAGCAGCATACTCGCTTGGGCGATATTTTTTCATGATGTCTTGGGCGGCAGACCATTCTGCACTAGCTGCGGGTACTGCGGCTTGGCCAGCAGTTTCACCTGATTTAGCTTTCCCTAACAACGCCATAATATCGTCGACTTTCTCGCCAGCTAATTCACGTGCTAGGCGCCCAGCATTACGCACTGAGCCACCTGGTAGGTAAGGCCGTACAATGTTACCAATAGCCTTACCACCCCAAGCAATAGGTTTGGCTGCAAGATTGATAACATCAGGAAGTATTATATTGGCTGCGGCGCCGTATCCTGCGTTTTCAACGGTTGGGTCAATTGCGGCAGTGGACGCTGCACCTGTAATACCTTTACCTAAAAGTTGAGTACCCACATCAGCTAAGCCGCCTGAGAAATTTAAGCCTTTAGTGCTGGCTAACGCAGTACCAAGTTTCTGAGCACCAAGCGTTTTAGCACCTGCACCCAATAAACCGCCGATAGGGGCTGTAGCTGCAATGTTACCTGCAATACGTCCGCCTTTGAAAGCTGGGTCTTCAGGGTCAATACCACCTTCTAAATTCTCTTTTAGAAATTGGGCGCGGTTTTGTGCTGGTGTAAGTTTAGTCACACCTAGTTTATTACCCGCGTATAGGAAAGGTGACTCTATAGTAGCTAAGACGTCCTCAGCACCTTGTTTGGCGCCTCGCATAATTGGGGTTCTAGCCAATGCCTTACCTGCTTTAATTACAGTAGGCGCGCCTATTAAGCTTGTCGCATCACTTAAAACCTGACCTACACCACCAGTAGATTGTTTTTTCTCGTAGTATTGCTTAGCAGCATACGCCAAAATCTCATCATTTGAGGCACCTATAGGTGCTCTAACAGTAGACTTTGTGCCGTCTGGGTTTTTTATAGTGACTTCACGATAGTTTTTTTCAGCCATTTAAGTCTACCTTACTTTTGTTCATTAACAATTGAGAATTGGCTTTGCACAGCCTTGTTTACAGGTGCTTTCTTAGCAAACCCTTTACTACGTGGAGTAGGCTTAACTTGCGCATCTATTTGAGACCTGAAATTTTCAGGAACTGGTTTACCAGCCTGTTTGTAACTTTTTTCAAGTGCTGAGTAAGTAATCTCTTTTAGCTCATCTAAAGCAGTTTGGAATTCAGCTTCGCTAGTCCAGTTGTTAAGACGGTTAATTGCATTAGTAGCTTTTATACCTTCAACTTCTGTAATTTGACCACCACCTCTAAGTGACTCAAAGGCTTGTAAGAAGGATTTATCTTTTGTTTGTGAAAGTTTAGTCATAAAACCACCCGCTTCAGTAAACGGAAGTTTTTGCATTAGGAACATAGCAGATTTACCAACGGCTTGGGCTTTACCAGGATGTTGATCTATTTCTAAAATTGTTTTTAAAGTATCCTTAGCAGCAGACTCTGCTTTAGGTAAGTTAGCAACTGCCTCTCCCTCAGCTTTACCGATAGCAGTGGCTTTCTCTTTAACAGCCGCTTCTTGAGCTGGCGTAATAAATGGTCTTGCGCTTGGTTTTGCGGTAGTTGTTAAAGACGGTGCAACTGATGGGGCTGTCGCTGTCTGAACTGTAGCAGATGGTGCCGCTGCTGGTGTACTTGGTGCACCTGCGGCGTTCAACTCAACAAAATTAGGACCCGCTAACTTACGAACACGGTCAATGTAATTTTTGGTTTCTGTAGGTAATTTATCAAGGTTTGCACCCTCTTTAACCCATTTATCAACATTGCCTGGACCCCAATTATAGGCAGCCAAAGCGTAGACATCGTTACCGTATTTAGCACGAAGACCTGACAAGTATTTCTCACCCCCAGCCGCGTTCTCTACTGGGTTAGTTGGGTCAACACCTAAATCTTTAGCGGTGCCTGGCATTAATTGCATGGAGCCTTGTGCACCTTTAGGGCTGACAGCTTTAGTATTGCCACCGCTTTCAGCTTGTTGAACTGCTGCTGACACGCCAGCACCCGGTACGACGTTCGGAGCACTTGGTGCTTGGTTCATAGGGCTAGGTGGTGGGATAATGCCCGGAGCACTTGGTTCGGAGCGCGGAGCACCTGGCACTAAGTTCGACGCACCTGCACCCATACCTATATAACGTTGTTGAAGAGCATCAAGTTTTGCTTGACGATCTGCTTCCCATTGCGCGGCGCCATTAGGACCGTACGCTGCACGTGTAGAGGCATTATCAAACTCATCTTCAACTTGTTTTTTCTCTTGGATGTACTGTGGGTTAGTGGCAAGCGCAACAATACGTGGGTCACCTGAAGCAATTGTTTTTCCTGAAGCACTACCATATAAGTAGTTCATTACTTCTCTAGCTTTAACTTCATACTCTGGCGTACCTGGTTGTAGATTTGGGTACAAATCACGCATAGTTTTACCAAAAGTACTCTTACTATCTGAACCCATCCCTTTAATTTGCTCTTGCATGAGCAATTTTTGGATGTCGCGTTTTTGGGTCAAGCTCTCGTTGTAAGCTTCATCTGCAGCCGCATAGCCCATCTCCATCGCTTTTAGACGGTAAGCTTGTTTTAATTGTTCTTGTTTAGAAACAACTGGCGCAACTAGCCCAGCAGCATTCGCTACACTAGCAGCAATAGATGATTGACCGCCGCCGCGAGGAACACGACCTAATAAACCTTGGCCAATGGCTAGGAATTTTTCAGCGTCGCTAGGTTGGAACTCGTTGTAAAATTTTTGAAGTTTTTCGCGTTCTTTTTTACGTTCATCAGCCAGTTGCTTGAGGCTACCGATGTCATCTTCCTCACCAGTTAGACGCGCAATCTCATTCTCTAAAATGCTTTTAGTTTGGCTAGTAGAAGGCTTGACCGGAGGTAGGCCACCTTGAGGTGCCTGTTGCATAGGTTGCTGTTGCCCGGATTGACCGCGACCTAGGCTTTCAATTCCTGCAGCATTCAAAATATCTAATGGGGATTGTGCCATGGTTTTGCCTTATTTATTAAATGTACCGTATATGCTTGCTGCGGTGCCTAACGCTTGCATTAATGGCGAAGCCGCCATAGTGTTATCATACATCGGTGATGAGGTAGCTGCTGGCATTTTCTGACCGTTTACTAAATCGCTATACCAGCTTAATTGTTGTGCTGGGTAGTCACGTTGATTTTTAAAGTCACCGTAAGCTAAGTCGTAGCTTCTTTGTGTTTGGTTTTGGTTTTGAGTACCAACAGCATTTAAGTTATTTGAAGCTGTAGAACCCAAGTTAGCACCTGTCACTGCATTACCTAATGCATTTTGATGCCATGTACGATACTCATCTAGCGCACTATTATAACCTGACTCAAGCGCCTTTGCTTGTTGACCAAGCAAGTTGTAGTTCTCGTTTTGAATGGCTTGATTAGTAAAGTCCGCATTACGGGTAGAGCCGAACTGACCTGCACCCGCAAAAGTAGTGTTTACTTGCGGTAGAGTAGACTGCATTAAGTTTAAGTTACTTACACGGCGCATTTCGTCCACTACGTTTTTAGTGTACGGGGACATGTACTTGTTAATTTGCTCAGGATCAAAACCACTTAGACCATACTGAACAGCGCTTGCCAACGCATCCTTGTTAGGCGTTATACCAGCCGCAATGTCGCGTTGCATTTGTTGGGCATTTAATGAGTCTGCTGTTAGGTCCGAAAGACGTGGACCTGCGTAGCCTTGGTATGGTGCACCAGCAATTGCTGCACCTTGACCCGCAACAGTTCGCAACGCCTGCATTTGAAAGTCAGGCGTAATTGGTGCTGTACCCAAGTCTGTTAGGGCTGCATTAGTTCCTGTAGTAATTGCCATTATTTACGACCTCTCGTAGTTTTCTTAATATACTCCAAAGGGTGTTTAGCCTTAGAAGGGATTTTGTTAATAGGTGCTGCGCGATTATCTTTACGGATTGCTTCACGCATTTGATCTAGTGCTGCAGCCCCTGCTTTGGTAGAACCGTTACCTAAGGCCGCCACAACGTCGGCATCGATAACATACTCACCATCACTTAATTGTGCGGCAATCAAATCTTCTTGACCGTGACCGTCCCCATTGATATGCCCGTTCATACGTGGGCGCTCAGGTGGTGGTATTTTACCGCCTCGAGCATACGAGAACTCAGTGCCTGGTATGGTGTTCCTAGCTGATGCCCATGCTGCACCACCGTTAGCAAACGCTTGGGTAGTTGCAGTAGTTGGCGTTGTTGTTGCCGCTGGAGGTACGTAGTTCCATGGCATGAAGCCTAGGGTAGCTGGTGTTGCCGCAGGGGTTGTTGCTGGTGTAGTTGCTGGAGTAGTTGTTGCAGCAGGAGGGATGTACTGAGTACCTCGCGCTACGTTCTCTGCAAACGTACCTGTTGAAGGTGTTGGTGTAGCTGGTGTTGTAGGTGTTAGACCTGTCCAAGTATCTTTCGGTTGGTTAGCACCAGTAATAGATGGGTCATAAATACCGCCTGGGATGTCTACCAATGGATTGCTAATATTAAAGAACTGATGCTCACCACCTGCACCTGGGCGACCGTAACGAGCAAAGTCACCAGTATATAGGTTTTGAGAACGCGGTATTGCTGCGGCTGCGTTACCTTCAGTAGTTGTACCAGTACCTGTAGAGGTTGGTGTTTCGGCAGGCATTTCATAACCTGTAGGAACGCCTAATGCTGACTTACCATCTGCATACAAGGTAGTATACGAACCATCATCATTTTTAGTAACTTTAACAGCGTAGTTTGTAGGATTGTAACGTTCCATTTGGTAGGTCGTTGTTAAACCTACGTGCGCACCTGTGTAGTTTTTAGCCGCAGCCAATACATTTTCACGACCGCCGTATTTTGCAAACTCTGATTCTGGGATACTAGCGCCAGTTTGTTCTTTAGCTAATAACTCCCAAGCATTTGCAGGTGTAATAGCTGCATACTCTTTAACACCTGGTGCGTAGGTAATATTACCTTTAGCATCTTTATAACCAGTTAAACCTGTTTTAGGGTCGGTATATAATGTATAACCTGTAGGCAATACTTGGTTAGATGAGATTACTGTAGTGCCTTTTAGGGTGCCAGAGTACACATTGTTTGCTACGGCATTAGCATTCTCAATACCACCAACTGCTTGTATGATTGCCTTGTTATCCGCTGATAAAGAATTAGGATCTTTAAAATAAGCGGCTGCAGCATTGGCAACGTCGGTTGCTGTGTATGCGCTTTTTGCAGCGGTTCCTGCTTGAGAAGCTGTGTAAGCACTCTCACCAGCAGAAGCATTTTTAAACTTCTCTACTTCAGAAATGGAGATAACACCATCGAGTAATAATTGGCTGCCCCAATATTTTTTTTCGTCTTCTGTAGGGTCACGACCTAGGAAAGTTTTATAGAGGGTGCCTACATCTTTAAATGTAGATGATGACGTACCTTGGCTTTGTAATAGAGTTTCGCGTGATTTAGCATTCGCTAAAGTTTCAGTGGCTTTAGCAGCCGCATCAGCAGGCAACGCACCGCCATACGAAGCAATTAGCGTCTGTAATTCATCATCCGTCATGGTAGCTGTAATCTTACCAAGCAAATCAGCACGATTATTTATTGTACTTATACCTGTTGAACGGTCTGAATTTAAGTCGGATAAAAGCGATGTTTTAATATTAGCTGGTAAGTTAGCCGCGCCGTATTTTTTAATAACAGCATCAATCTCAGCTGGTGTAGACGCACTGGTAATTTCGGTTAACGCTTGTGTGTAGTTGGCTTCTTTGACTAAATTTGTTAGTTTTGTAATAGCGTCTTTAGGAAGATTTGCAGTACCTACGGTATTGGCCAAATTTTTAACATTGGTACCTGCTGCAACTTGGGTAGTTAAAGACTCTAAGTTAAGAGGTTTTACAATCTCGGTTAACTTAGTAACTGCGTCTGATGGGAGTAAAAGACCACTATCTTTTACCAAGGATTTAACATTTGTCCCAGCCACAACATTATCAGATAAAGAATTTAAGTTAACTGTCTTTGCTGTATTAAGTAATGCTGTACTTGCGCCAGAGGGGAGTGAAGAGGCTGGTACTGTCCTATATAAGGCAGTAACGGCTGCTTGCGTCATACCAGGCGTAATTTGATCTTTTAGATTTTCTAAGTTTGCTGTTTTTTGCGCTGTAGTAAGCTTTACTGTGCCACCGGTAGCGTAGTTTTGAACTAACCCACCGTTTGCGTAGTTGTGTATTAACCCACCGTGCATTGCCGCTTTAACTGGTGTTGTTGGTGCTGCTGGGGGAGGTATGAATGTACCAGTAGCGTCTGTACGCATACGGTCAATAGGCTTGATGTTATTGATTGGGCTGTATAGGTCAACCATTTGGCCGTTGATTTTAACTGGCTTGTGCAAAATATCGTACATTGCTTTGTACTGTTCAGCCGCTGACTCGCCCGCTGATTTTTCTTTAGCACCGTTAGCTTGTAAGAACGCAGCAAGGCCACCCGCACCAGCAAGCACTTTTGACCAGTTGTTACCAGCCATCAACCAATCTAGCGCACCGCTTGCAAGGGAGCCTAAATCAAAAGACCCCGCTGCTTTTTGTACGATATCGGTAACGCTTGTTGGTTTAGCTGTAGCTTCAAACCCAAAGTTGGGGGTATACGTAGCTACAGAGGCATCTGAACCGCCTGAACCGCTGTAGTTTGTACCTATTGAAGTATTTGTGGGAGTGTACCCATTTGTAGAACCGCCGTAATCAGCAGGATTACCACCCCAGTCGTTCCAGTCAAAGGTGTTATCTGGTAGGGGGTCATAGGACACTGTTTGTCCTGTGTCAGAATCGTAATACGTGTAATCGCTATCAGCCATTGCTTTGAATCCTTTATGATCTTACGTCGCCAGCTTCTAAATGCAGAAGCACCTTACCCATTTCGTAATGACCGCCCTGAACATTGGATTCAAACCGCAGACGTATCTCACGTCTTTGTTCACGCATGTCTATTTTATCTGTATTTGCAGTAAATGTATAGGGGGCACTCGTTGTGTACGTCCCTTGCGCAAATTCATAACCATTTACAGTTACTTGCATATTGCCTTCTAATATAAAGTCAGGCTCAATACGCGTCAAGCGAGTCCAACGGTTAACACCTTGTAAAGACTCACCTGTTGCACCACCAGTTGGTAGGCCAAAATCACTTGTCTCAAAGTATGACGGAATTGCTTCTTGCAAATTACCCGAAATCTTATCATAACCTGTCTCATGAATCCACAAGGTGTAGGTACCAGACTCTTCTGGCTCCGTACTTGTCATCACAGGATAGCGGAATACTTGTGAATAGTACCCTGCACTACGGTCTAAAGCGGTATCATACCATGTTTGTGAACGTATATTGTAAATCACTGCTTGATTACATTCCGTTGCATCACCTGATGGGTAGAACCACCATACTTCACCAAAGCGAGGCACTTTCATGGCCCATATCTTTTGTTTCTGATCGTAGTTCAAATTATCAAAGAAGTAGTTCTGATTCATGTCGTTCGGAAGCTCTTTAACTGAGCCATCGAACATCATGAAACGGTCAATACCAATCCAAAAGAAAGTACCATCATACTCAATGACGCTGTTAGACGCCAAAATTGACGACTGCGCTGACAAAGTATCAAACTTAAATATAGCATTACCGCCTACCCAATACATGCGCAACACGGAGTCCAATGACCAGAACATTGCCGCTGGCGCCTGGCCTTGACCACGTATTGGTAGACCTTTAACAATCTTAGCACCTGTAACCCGCGCAGCACCAGAATCACCTGAGTAGAAGTTCAACGGCTCGTTAGCGTTTGACCACTTGATGTTACCATCCGCACCATACAAAATAAGGTAAGGCGCTGTAGCCACCACACCACCGGAGACAGATTGCCCAATGGCTTCTAAAGGTGTGTTTGTAGATATATCACCAATGTACACAGGTGTATTAGTAGCATCATCAATGTTAACTAAGTTGTTAGCACGGTGCGCAATGATGATGGTCTTGTTACTGTTGGCTGCCGCATCGTACATACTGTCTATTTGCCATAGCGACGTAGGGTTGTCCGCCATGGTTGTGGATGTGTAAGTGCCTGACGTACCTGTTGCAATAGTCGTGCCTGCCGCAGTAAAGGTTAACGCTTCTGCCGCACTGAACGTACCTGTTACGTAGCAAAGTGTTAAGGTTAGCGTTGGTGCTGTGCCTGCCACGTTAGCCACAACACCTGTTGCGAGCGAGGTTGTGCCAGTTACTAAGTAGTTTACCTCAACTGGACCCACGACCTCTGTGATGGCAGTAGTAGTAAGTATGCGTGTTACTGGCGTACGGTTTGTCACCACCGCACCCACACCGTTTTGGTCTACGTTTGTAACCTGTATGCTGCTTGACGAGAACGTGAAAATACTGTTGAACGACTGCTTACCCCACACGTACACAGCGCGGATAGGGCCAATCAAGGTTTGCACAATGGCTTTGTAACCACCCATTTTCTTAGGGCGGCCACGCTGGAAGCGCACGTGTTGACCATCGTTAAAGTAGTTAGCGTCTAGACTAGTACCGTCGCGTTGAATGCCCGCTTTGGTGCTAAACTGGTAGACATATTTTTCTTCATTCGCCATTATGCAGGTACCCAAACGCCGTTAGTGTATGTGTATTCTACTCCGCCAGCCATTTTAGTAGCGCCTTCTTTTGCTGGTGTTGTAGTTGATGTAGTTGTTGTAGGCCTTGGTTGTTGAGACCCGCCTGATGACCCAATGTCGAACGGTAGTATATTACCGCCTTGCGCTGTACGGGCTAGGGCATTAGCAGTTTGTGATGTGATGAACTTACGCAAGTCTGGGTTCGTTACCACGCCACGTAATTGCGCATCAATTGCACTTGAAACCAACGGCATACTGCCACCAGCCAACATCGCGCCCCACACATTACCACCGTTCACGCCTGCATTAACGCCACTGATACCCGCGTTCACCGCAGTGTTCGACAACATTTGAGCAAAGTTGGAAGGCGTCATGTTAAATTTAGCAGCCATGTCCGCAAGCTCGGTCGGGAAGTTGTTCATTAACGATTCGCCTAGGCTGTTCGTAATTTGACCAGTTAGACCTGTTGCACCAGCCATACCGGTGATACCACCAACAATATTGCCTTCAGAGAATGAGTTCAGTGCACTTAACACGCGAGCAGTCGTACCAATTGGGCCAGGTATGAACGACGCTATTTGCGCAATCTTGCCCAACGTACCACCTAGGAAGCCTGAGTCTTTCTCAAGCGCACCCTTATAAACCTTACCTGCGTCGTAGCCCAAGTCTTCAGGGTTTACACCCGCATTGACAGCCTGGTTGTAGCGAGTTAACGCTGCGTTTGGTGCGTAGGAGTAGCCTTTAGGTACTGCTAACTTCTGTGACTTGAACAGGTCGTAGTAGCTACCACCGGATTTATCAATTTGATCTTGCGTGTACTTAGTTGGGTCTAACCATGGTTTTAGTAAGTCAGATTGCGCATTGTATGCACTGGCTGCGGCAGATATCTGTTCAGGCGTGGCATTTAGCGCAGTAACGCCAGACGGTAAGAAGTCTTCCCAGCCTGTGTATTTGTAAGCATTGGCTTTCATGCCAGATGTCTTGTAGCTGCCCAATTGCTCAGGGCGCCCATGAAGTGCGAAGTACTCAGCGCTAAGTGCTGGGTTCTCACCTAACTGGGCATTGAGATTGTCAAAATACGTGTTACCGTCTGCGTCTTTCTTACCTTTAAGACCTGACCACTTTTGAACACCGGTGGTTACGTCTTTACCCCATGGGGAGGCTGTGACGTCTTGCCAGTTAGCACTGACAGGATCGTAATATTGGTTCAACGCACGTTGCAACTGCGTGTCTTTGGATATGATGTCGTCTACGTCAACGTTGTACTTTTCCGCAATTTGTTGCAGTATCTTTTGCTCATCGGTACCGCCATAAGCTTCCAATGGGGACAAGCCCATGACACCGATGTCAGGTAGGCCATACTTCTTACCTTTTTCGTTTGTAAGACCCGCATTATTTAGCAACGCAACATCTAAGTTTGTGTTGTTAAGCGACGTGGTGCCGCCCATGATGTTGGAGGAGTACAACTTGCTGTTAATCTTTTTACGGGCTTCGTCAATAATCTGATTCCAACCCTCATCCGCAAAGGCAATTGGGCTGCCTACTGCACCTTTCTTGTTTGGGTCAACGTATAGCGGAGCAGATCCGTCTGTTGGGTTAGGGCCGTATACGCCGCCTATCCCACCCATACCACCAATACCATTACTAGTAGCTGCGGCTGAGCCGTATCCTATGAAAGGGCCACCTAAGGTATTACCTGAACGAGCCCCGTACATCGTACTAAGCACTTTGTTGTAGTCCACGCCGCCACGGTAAGTGAACGGTGAGTAGTCCATAGTGTTAGGAATCGTGCGGTCTAACGTTGTCCACGCACTTATTTTGGTAGGGTTGGTTACTGTAGGCGTTGCGGTATCTGCAGTAGTAGTGCTCGCAGAAGTATCTGCTTCAACAGTGTCTACTGGGACGTTAATACCTTGTGCATTTCTAACGAATACTGTCATATTATTGTGTTAAATCGTAAAAGGAGAGTGACGCTACTGCATCACCAGTTGTTGATCCTGACACCGTTCTAATTTGAATAGTATAGACATCGCTTACACCTGCTAATGAAGCCCCTATTTGTAAATCCCAGTTGTAGCCTGTTGGCGCTACTAAATTACCCACACCGCCACTACCGCTTGTTGTTACATAATCCGTTTGCACAATCGTACCGCCTGTTATTGCTGTGGCGGCTACGTCAAATTCTACAATATTATCTGTTGGTACTGTAGACCATGAAGCGCCTGTTAACGTAGCGTTCTTAACTAGCGCTACTTCGTAGTTTTGATTTGTTGTTGGCAACACTTGCAATCTGTTTGGTAAGACTACCGCACCTAAAGCAGTTGACTTGAGACGGATAGATACTAAAGGTAAAAAGGTTGTGCCAATTGTACCTAAAAGAGTTGTGCGGCGAGCAACGTGATCAACTGATGATTGCTCGTAGCCACCTTCGGAGATGACGGTAGAACATGTCTGCTTTAATGATGAGCTTGAGGCGGTTGCGCCTGTGTTAGTAATTTCAAGACGTAGCGGTAAAATGGCTGTCGTCATGTAGACAGTCGTTAGAATGTTAGCGGTGTAGAAAACATTGCACACAATGAATTGACCGTTGATAATGAAGCCACAACGTACGTTACCCATACCTAACCATTCAAAGTCCATCCACATAATTTGATCTTTAGTCAAATCAAGTGTAAGACCGCTTGGACCTGCGCCGTTTAGTTTATCCACGTTCCACGCACTTTGCGCTGCGAACCGTGCGTCGCTTACGGAACCACTGGTTGATGTGCGCAATACAAAGCGAGGCTCAGTAGTACCATTAAGCTCTAGGAAGACGCCGTTGGCAGTACCAAAGTAACCTACGCGTTGACGTAAGTTTGCCTTAGGTGCGTTCATGACAAACGTAGACATTACCAGTAAACTTTTGCCTGGTTGATACGCAAATGAGCGGAAAGTCTGGCGCACAACTTCTGAGCCGCTGGCAGCGGTAACATCTAAGCTTACAGATGACTCGTTGGGAAGGTAAGTAGTTGCACCGCCTGAAGCAGTACTGGTGTCGAACTGATTGTCAATACCGTAGCGGTTTTGACTGTCGAACATGGTGTATGGATTGCCTACGCGTAGACGACCAAAAGCATCAAGGCTAGTATTAGTAACACTGTTGCTAAATGTAATCTGTCCTGGCACGTAACTCATATTAAAATCCATCCTCCGGCAATAGCCTTAAATCTGAGGGCAGTCCATTGCTCGTAGACTATCACAGAAGTATCACCCACCAGAGTGTCCGTGCCTGTGGGTAGTATTATAATATAATTTCCGTTAAACAGCTTAATTACTTCAACCTCGTTGCCGTTTTTTGCGGGTGGCAGCGTGACTGTACAAATACCGTTGCACAGTATGTAGTCGTCGTCTTCTGTGACAATGTAAGTGCTGTTAGTTGGGTATACCTGTTTAGCAATAGCCTGCAAGCCATTGAGCGTATCGTGATTAGGGATACGGTCTGATGAATGGTAATGAAGCGGACAGTCCGCTCCATTTAACATTAAGGCTTCTTGTTGGGGTAACATTAAGTTTCTTTTCTAAATAAAGCCGCTTCGTCTTTACGGCGATTGTCTAGCCCTTTTAGGACTTTACCACCCGCTTTATTATACTTGAGAAGGCTCGTAATAGCACCCTCTTTATCCCCGCGCAAAAGCGCCTGACGGAGGGTTGACCGCTGAAATGTACCAAGACCAAGATTAAAGCAGAAGCTAAGAATAGCATCGTATTCATTCTGTGAAAGTCGTATAGGTAGGAAACGTTCAAGCCCTCTTTCAAATCGGGCGACATCCTTAGCCAGTAATTTGTCAACTTCTTCCTCACTCCATTTACGGTTGTCTTCAGGTTTTAGTGGCCAAGCTTTACGCCTAGCCATGCCTTCTATGCTTGAGGGTATCTTTGCTTGCTCTGGGTACATCACGCTACCCACACCAATTGTCCAAAGCCTTGCGGGGCATTGGTACGGTTTGTATCGGCAACCTTCATGATGATGCAACATTTTAAATAATTCTTTACTTGCTTTCATTTTTTTTACACCTATCAAAATGCCATAAATGCATTGAGCCAGCGCCACCTTGTTTGTTGCAATGAGGACAAGTTACTAGTGGTCGTTTTTTACCAACAGCATATAAGTGTGGTTTGCCTTTGGCTGCTATTGATAATTTTGCTTTATGCTCTTCACTAAAGGTTATATTTTTACCGTACATTGGATTTTTATTTCCAAGTTTAGCTTTAGATATATTTTCGCAATATTCTTTACTTCTTATTTTACCTTTTGGACTAGGTGGTATTCCACCACCTTTAGCTATATTCCATCCAATATTTGCAGCAGGTCTTAACTCTTCTTCTATAAAACAAGCAAACTCTTTATCTATGTTTGATATAAGAATATCACATACAATTAAGTCTTTATACTTTTTAAAGGCATTTTGTAAATGTTGATTTGTTTTACTGCGTTGCCAATGATGCTGCTCAAATCTAAGCGCAGGATTTTTTGAAATACCAATATATCCAGTTTTTAAATCTTTATTTATGTTTATATGATAAACGCTATACATTACTTGCCTTCACGATGTTTTTCCCATTGACGTGAACCAAAGTAGAAGCCAATAATTGAGCTTACAATCGCCATTTCGTCATCAGAAAACACTAAATTCATTGCCGTAGTAAACTCTACACCAGTATAAATAGCCCAAGCAAGGCCAGCAACATCAACTAGGACTAGCAAGCCAACAAAGGTAAAGGCAATGTATGGACGAACTTTAGCGTTCAAGTCTACAACACCTTGAGAAGCTTTGTCCATCATCTTCATGTCGTGAGAGTACAACGCCTCACGTTCTTGTGCGTAAGTTTGCACTTCAATTTCGTCTAGCTTGATAGCTTCAATCTTCTCTTGTGATGCAAAGCCCGCAGCAGCCATAGCTGCTTCACGTTCTGTTTGCAAACGAGCCATAGCCATTTCATGCTTTTGGTCGCCTTTTTGTTGGAAGAAGCTTAATAGACTTGGTAGGGCTGATGAGCCGATACCTAATAAACCTGATATGATAGATAACATAATTAATTTCCTAATGGGTTCGATGTGGCACGTTTGAGTGCTTTAAGTTGAGATTCAATGCCCTCACGGGTAGCTTTCATTTCTTCACGCACACCCATTAAAGACGCTGCTGTTTCACGAACGTTACCGTTAGTGATGGCCTTAGCTTCATTGGCTGTACCGATAGCGCTAGACACTTTTTCTTGCATAGACACAAGCTGGTTTGATGTCGTCACCATGCTGTCTTTAACTGTGTTGACTGACTGTTGTTGTGCAGCCAATTGCACTTTTAGCGCGTTTACTTCAGCTTTTAGTTCAGCATCGTCATAAGGCTTGTTAGCCTCAATCATCTCAGTCGCCGCTATAACTCGGTTGTAAGTCGTTATTCCTACGTAGGCTGTCCCACCTATCATTGGCAAGATTATTGAAAGCGTCAGAAATATTGCTTTCGGTGATAAGTTGGAGTAAGACTCCTTGATTTCCTCTAAGCTCATATGGTAACTCCTGTTGGTATGCCAGTGCGTCGTTCAACTGAATCTGCTGCGTTTGCATCGGCTTGTTTAAAATTTCTAGGCTCATCACTACCCCGAACCCCGGTACAATCTCTTTGCCCTTCGGCACTTGTGGCTGCGATGTAGTCTGTGTAGTCCCGCTCGACGACGTTACTGGTACTGGTGTACTTGGTGTCGTTGTTGCCGTTGTTGCCGTTGATGACGATGTACTTGTGCTTCCTGACGAGGCCGCTGGTGCTGCTTGCGTCGTGGTCTCTGCAGTGGGTGCAGGGGAAGCTGGTATGGGCGGAGCTTCTGCTGGCGCTTCCACAGGCGGTGGTTCCGCTGGTGGTTCTGGCGCAGGTGCAGGTGGCATTGCTTCCGGGGTCACAGTCGCACTTAGCGGGCTCGCAGGATTGACTGGGCTGCTCATGTTCGTTGGATTGGTTGCGCTCTTTACGCAACTGTCCTGTGCTGTAACCCAATCGCCCCATACAGGCTCGCTGTAAGGTGTCGAGCAACTTGATACCCTGTTTTCCGTTACTGAACCAACGAAGCCATCTTGACATGCTACCGACCTAACTTGCGTAGATACTGCGCACGTTGCAGGATCTGGTGTACACGTATTTGTTGTAACTACGTAACCACTCCATGACTGACTGCCGTAAGGATCGGAACACGTTGCTGTATTTGTCTCTACTATGCTGCCACTGAAGTTTTGTGGGCAAGATGACCCCCTTGATATCGATGTTGCAGTACATGTAGGCGGGTCTTGCGTACATGAATTGGTCACCGTTACCCATGAACCTGCTACAGGCGAGCCATACGGGTCGGGACAAGCGTTGACCTTGCTCTGCTGTATTGCTCCTGAGTGGTTGGCTGGGCATGCTAAGGTTTGGTTTTCAACAGTTGCTTGACACGTTGGAGGAGCTGCTTGGCATGACCTAGCAATTTCAAACCAACCGGAGTCGACTGGGCTTCCGTAGGCGTCTGGGCAGTTTTGTTCCCTTTTGTACGTGACCGAGCCGATTTGGTTATTCCCACAGGTTTGCCTTTCTTCGGTGACGACGCTGTAGGAACAGGTGGGCGGATTGTCTGTACAATTGTTTGAAGTAGTGACCCAATCTGTGTAAGACTGGCTTTGACACTGATATGTGCGGCTTTGATTGATTGCACCGCTTTGGTTAGGGCCACAGCTAAGGGATTGGACTTCAACAGTGTTAGAGCAAGGTGGAGGCTCTGGCGTAGCAGGTTGACCGCACTCTGGAATGCCTGGGTAATACTGACACGCAATTTGCTGACAAGCAGCAAGAGTTGTGCCTTGACCAACGTATAGACTGCTGTAAACAGGGCCATAAGACGACCACTGACTTGCGTAACAATTTGCATAAACATAATTACTCCCCAATAGTAGATAGCTAAAGTTTATTGCTTTTAACAAGGTTTTCTTTTGCCGGAATAACTTGAAGATTCCAAGGCACATGGAGTCCATTTACTGTTTTTCCTTTTAACGGAATGATGTGGTCAACATGGTACTTTTCACCTGTATATATAGCAAACATTTCAGCGCATATATAAAACTCGCTTATTCTATTTAATTCCTCTTTAGATAGCCAAGAAGGCGTTGCTTTTAACAAATCACCTCTTCTTTTTGCAGTCCAAGCATATACTTTACATTTATTTAAAGATTTCCATTCTCTGAAGTACTTATTAATTTTTTGTTTATTTTTAATAACCCAGTTTTTTTTATTTTCATTGGCTTGTTCTTTATTTTCTGCAACCCAATTTTTTGCTTTTATTTTGTATAATTCTTTATTATCTTTATAGTGTTGTTTTTTATTTTCTTTAGAATTTTTGCAAATGCGTTCTTTATTATTTTCATAATATAGTTTAGCTTTAGCAAGAATTTTTTGTTTATTTTTTTGATAGTACCTTGCTTCTTTGCTGATTATTTTTTGTTCATTATTATTCATCTGTTTTTATAGGCGTTATTAAAACAAAATCTTTTCCATAAATCTCCATAAACCATTCAGGGTGTAAGTCATACCAAGCTTTCCTTGCAGCATCACCAATTGCGCCACCTATAGGACAGGGGCTACCGCTCATTTCCATTGCCACCCAGTTTTCGTGAGTAGCTGCGCAAGCTAATGACACAGCCGCAACTTTTAGTCCACTGTCACTTAGAAACTTCGCCCAACGTAAGCGGACGCAATTATTGTCCGTAATCATTGTGCCGCCAGCTACAGAAAATACACCCCCGTTAACAGCGCCGCTGACACCAATGCCGCAAACATCTTGAGAGAAAGCTGACATTGAAGGAGCCATAGCACTGGCGACAGGTTGACCTTTATAATTAATTGTTGTTTGATCCGCGTAGCATAAATCATATGCTAGTAGCCCCCCAATTAGTAACCCTACTATGAAAAGTATTGTGCGTTTCATTTTAGATTGTTTAGCTTGTAAAGGGTTGATAGGAAAAGACTCACAATCTCATCAACAATGTTCTGAAGCGGTGTGTCTTCTTTTTTAATGGCGTCGTAGCGTTCTTTCTCAATCAAGTCCAAAATCTCTTGGAGTTTCTCCGCTGGAGTTGCTTTGGTGGAGCCGCTTACTTCATTAAAGATAGGGATGTCATCAATGATACCGTGACGACCTTGGTAGGCCTCTGTTAAGGAGTCTGCCAAGTCGGTGACTTCATCGTAGAACGCACCAAGCGCTACGTGCTGTGAGTAGCTTTTTGTTTTTAGGTGCTCACGATGGGCTACATCACGGCTTAAAAACAATACGCCAATAAATTTACCAATCATGGCTTATCCTATTTTAAAAATTGCGTTAGTAGAAAAATAATAATAAACCCAGCAGTGCCAAGTAATATCTGTTCTAGACGTTTAAGCCTAGCATTAATTGTTTCATATCTAAACGCACACACTGCTTCGTGCGAGTTTAATCGCGCTGCGGTTTCATCAATGTCTGACATATACATCCTTATGCTACAGGCTTATCAAATGTTACTGTACCATCTTCATTTTTAGTAACTGTATAACCTTCAGCTACGTCTGTGTTTATATCAGCACCAAACTGTTCATGGTTTTCTAAATTGCACGTTACGCTACCACCTGCTGCATATACCGTGCTTACTGACTTTACTACTCCATCTACTGCAAAAATAATTTTATTCATTTGCTACTCCTCGTATGCTGATATAAATGCAGAAAAACTTGAAGGCGTTGTAACTATAATTTGTTGTCCTGCACCTAGATAAAAACTTTGTGTTGCTGTTTGTGGGTCAGTTGATACTACACCTGTGCCAGATGGCTGGTTAAATCTCATAAAATTGATTCCATTTAAATCAATAGACCCATTTGGTGTTTGTGCTGTTACTGTTATGCTTACTTTACAAGTACTTGGTGAAGTAAATGAAAATGACGAACTACTGCCTATTGCTCCAATTAATCCAATCATTTTACTTACTCCTCATAACTTGAAATTAACACATAACCTGAAGTTGGTGTGGTTATTGTTATAGTTTGACCAGCAGCAAGATACAAAGGTATTTGCGTAAATGTTTGCGTTGTATTCCCACCAAGCGTTCTAAATATATCTAATCCATTTAAAAAAATACCTTGGCTAGTACTAGATAATGTTGTATTAAGTATCAATTTGCAATTTGTTGGAGGTGTATATATAAAACTTGTACCAGTTCCAACTGCTGCTATTAAACCTGTTGCCATAATAATCTCCTATGCTAAATTATTACGTTGACGAGTTAATTCAGCAGTAAGACCAGTTACTAATCCTTTAACACCAGCAGGATTTGCACCAAAAGCACTTAATGTAACTGGTGCGTAAGATTTATTTAATGTTGTTACCCCATCCACAATAACATCAATCTCAGTATTGGTTGCAGCACTTTCGCCAGCAACTCCTACAATAGTATAGCCTTGACTAAGAGTAATGTACGTAATTTGAGGTGTATTGTTTTGCCCACCAATGATTACAATATTATCATTAGCTTGTGGAACTAGTACAAGATTACCACTTGCGGTGGCAAGGTAATAGCTTTGTCCAGTTGTTGTAGTAGATGTTGCATTAAGTACTACACCATTAAGATTTATTTTATAAAGTTGATATGTATTGCCTGATGTTGAACATTGTGCAACAAGATAATTATTTAATGGGCAATAAGTTATTCTTAACGGTGTATTGTTTTGAACAGTTCCAGAAGGAGTTAAACCTATTTGCCATTCTTGTACACCTGCTGCATTTTGTTTAGAAACATAAACTTGAGATGTAGTACCATTAAATATTATGACATAGCCATTATCAGGAGTGCCTACAACATTAACTGTTGAACCGTTTCCTGATCCACCAAGCCCATTAGTAGTACCAATTAATGTTCCAGTTGCACTATATTTAGCATACTGATAACCAGATGCAGCAGTAGCACCAGCAATAGCAAAACCACCATCAACCGTACCAGCAATATCAAGTGTATCTGAGTTAGCTTGATATGTTAAACCCGTAACTGTTGCAGCTAAAACTGTTGCGCCAGTATTAGAATAAATAGCATATTTAACACTACCACTAGTACCATATACAACAGCAAACCCACCACCAGTTAGTCCAGTAACATTACAACAACTACCAGCTACACTTTCAACACGAACTGCGTTTACAAAATTTGCTGACGCATCATAAATATAAGAAAATACACCACAAGTTGCAGTACCTGTAATAGTAGTTATTACAAAACCACCATTAGTTAATGCCGCAATACTAATTTGATTAAAAGAACCACCACCATTTACTATTACCCATTTTTGGAATTTAATTCTGCCATCTGAACCCATTATTGTTAAAAAGCAGCCAGTATTATATGAACTATTATAAGAAACAGTTGCAATATCACCAGAATTTAATGTGCAACCCTCAAAGTATCCTTTACTAGAATTAACAGAATACATTGTGTTTAAACAATTAGATAAAGTTGGCGATGAGAGTAGATTATTTGTTGGTGTAATTATTGCTGGTGTTGTTAAAGTATTAGTTGTTGCGCTAAACCTTACAAACAATGGTAGGCCAAATGAGTTGTAATAAGTAATAACAGTATCATTACCATTTGATGCAATTCCTCTTGCAGCAAATGTTGCTGTTTGGCCTTGTAATGATACAAAATCTCCTATTTGCAACCCTTGATTATCAAAACGATAGTAATAAGATGTTGTGTTATTTGTAAACACCATAGTACCACCACCCGTTACACTATTTGGCGCAACTTGAACTTGTGCACCAGAAGTTAAACTAAAGGGTATATTAAGCGCAGTTCTTCCAGTAGCTGTAGCTGTACTTACTGCTGTATCTTGTTGAAATGGTGTCATAACACCAGCAGATGAAACAACTCTATTTTGAATATATGTAGAATAAGCAACACAAAGAACGTATGATCCGCCAGTTGTTGGGCATATTCTTGGCCATGTTTGAGTAGTGTTTGCCGTAAATGCAAGTGTATCTGTTACTGAAATTGCGCCACTTGTATTAATGTGCGCATAACGCACTTGACCATTGGCTAGTCCGTAACATACAGCAACTTGACCATCGCTTAAAGATCCTGCATCAACAGTATTAGCTGAAGAATAATCTCCTGTTGCTAATGTTGTTAATGAACCTTGCAGTACGCCAGCTATGTTGTAATTACCGTATCGTATATTTGTAGAAGTATTGTTATAAATAACAACAAAGCCACCACCTGTCATGGGCGCAGCAACAACTGAAGAAGCATTTACTGCCTCAACAACAAACGGTGCTACTAATTGTGTGCCAGTTGAACCATATACAGCAGCCTTAACGCTTGTTCCACCATTGTCGTAAGCAACAACAAAGTTACCACTAGCTAATGCTGAGATACTTAAAGATTCAATAGTACCTACTGTTTCAATTGTTGTTAAGCTACCTTGCGCTACACCGCTTGAGTTATATCGTTGAAATGTTGGTGCATTGTTTGAAGATGTGTAAGCAATAACATAATCGCCAGTTGTTAAATATGCAACTTTAATAGCATTAGTGGCTGATGCTGCACCTGCTACAGTATTATATGTTGTTATTGGCGTATCTGTGTAAGTTGTAAATGTTGGTGTTTGAGCTGCGTATGGCCTTACGTTTGGATTGGTTGCTGTAGCGTATAACACATCCCCTGTTGTCACAGATGCCCCAGTAGTCATTTTAAATGTTGACTTAACACTTTGGTCTACGATGCGTCCCATATTAGTTCTCCACTCCCCATACCATTACCGTTACGTTAGGCGTATCTGAAAACGCCACTATGTTAGTTCCTGTTGCTACAACAATACCTGTTCGTTCTAATACAGCATTAGCGTTAACATTGGTATTATACTCAAAGTAATCAGTAGCTGCTGGAGAACCAGTTGCTGAAGCTGCTAATTGAATTCGTGCGGTACCTGACGTACCTAAGTTGCACACACTAATGTTTAATGTTGTTGTAGTTGCGGCAGGGACCGTATACAAAGTTGTATTGGTTGATGCGGCTAAACTTGCTTTACCTAAAATTCCAGATGCCATGATAATTCCTTAAATTTGCGCTAAAAAATATGATGTAGCGTTAATAACTGGGGGTACGGTTACTGTATTAAAACTTAACACACCAGCACCGTTTGTTGCTAAAACTTGTCCAGTAGTACCGTCTGCTCCTGGTAATTGCCAAGTTACGTTAGCCGCTATTGTATCAGGTGCTTTTAAAGATACATAATTTGTACCGTTGTCTGTATCTTCATACAGTTTTATATTCGCACCTGCCGCTGAAGTACCTAGTATGTCTAGATACCCTGTAACTGTATTTAAAGATATTGCGGCCCAACTTGCAGTTGTTCCATCTGTTGTTAGAAATTCCCCATTATGGGTTGCTTGTGGTGGTACTTGTGAAACAGGCGCCCAACTTGCATTAGCCCCATCTGTAGTTACGAACTTACCTGCATTTCCTGCTTGCCCTGGTAATACTGTAGAGAACGCAGTAGATGTTACAAACGCAGTTGTTGCAAGTTTTGTAGTAGAGTCTCCTACAGTTTGCGTTGGTGCGGTTGGTGTGCCTGTAAATGCTGGGGATGCTAGTAATGCATAGTCTGCAGCAAGTACACCACCTAATCTTAAGGAGTTATCTGCTGTACCTGTAAAGGTACCTGAAAAAGCTGTTGCTGTTAACGTACCAGTTGAAGGGTTAAATGTAAGTTTAGTGCTGCTGACTTTTTCTGGTAGGTTGCCAGTAGTAGCCGTAACCCATGTAGGGTAGACCGTTGCTGCAGTAGCTACATCATCTGTAACACCTACATTTACTGTATTAGTTGCGTTTGTTGCTGACGTTGCTGTCGTTGCATTACCCGTTAAATTACCTGTAACGTTAGCATACAAGCCACCTACATCAAAGTAAGCTGCTTGAACACCACCTGCCGCAATAGCAAGTTGATTAGTATTCTTGCGGTAAATACCTGTATCAGTATCTAGTGAGAAATTTAATGATGGGCTTGCTGCACTACCGTCTACTAAACTTAAAGTTGATGTTACTGCAACTGTTTGTGCCGCCGTGATGTTTGTACCATCGCAATAGATGATGTATGACTGATTAGACGTTAATCCTACTGTGGCGCCACTGCCCGTAGTAAATGTGAGGGTGTACCCGCCAATCGCACCAACGCGCAAGAAGTATACACTGGCTACCGATGGGATAGTCACAGTCATACTGCTTACTGGGGCATTGAAGAAATACCAAAGTTTATTTTGCGCTTGAGTAGGGGTAACTGTGTAAGATGATAAGCCAGTCAAGTCTACTGTTAACTGTGTCCACACATAGGTATTGCTACGACCGTAACCAGCAGTGTAATACAACACGCCGTCGGTAGTTACAATACATGACTCGCCGGGTTGTAAATCTTTAGTTAAACTACCGTCAATTGTAACAGACGCAGATGGGTCTAGCGTGACAGTTCCAGAGCCTTCATTAATAAAAATGAAGAAGTAACCATTGTATAGTGATGATGGGCTTGGTAATGCTAGTGTAGCTGTACCTGATTTGTATACTAATGTTGTTGCATTGTCTGATGCACTAATAACATACGATGCGCCAATAGAGTTGTTTTCAACAATGTTATCAATTGCATCACCATCAACACGGTGACCTGCACCAGCCAATATACCAGCATCAGCACTAGAGGTACCAGTACCAAAAGTAGTGATATCGTATACACCTGCAGCAGTGTTATTGTTTGTCAGTACAAAATACTTTGCTACACCTGCAGTAATAGTAGTTAATGTATTACCCGCGTTGTCTTTTACTTCAAAGCTATTAGACCCTGCATTTTTAACAATAAAATCTTCACCAGTTGATACCTCTGTGGCATCTGGTAAAGTAATTGCTAGGCTGGCAGCTGAAGCAGTAATGTCATTGTTTTTGGCTAATACAAGGCCTGTACCAGCATAGTTGTATGGCCAGTACGCCGTGGTATTGCTTGATATGGTGGTGGCTTGGTAGCCGTATTCTGATGGTGGCGTGACTTGACCACCAAAAACATCAACAAAATTCGTCATGCTTCAGTCCTTAAATTTGCTTGGTCAATCGCACGACGCTGCGATTCTTGTTGGAAGTTTCTCACTGCCTCGTCATAGAACCCTTTAAATTCAGCAATACGTTCTGGTAATTTCAAGAACGGTTGTGCTTCTAGCAAAGCACCGTACAGAAGTAGCTGAGGGCAATAACGCGTAACCCAATTTGTTTGTGTTACTGTGTCCAATGGTTGTGGACGCTCGTAATAACTCAATTCAAAATTATACGCTAAATCAGGCGTAGCTGCTAAAAAGAAATGTTCGTAATCGTAGTTTGCATAGTATTTTGGCACACTTGCTTCATTCGGGTTAGGCCAGTATGTACGGCAGTATTCATAACCACGCTCAAACAAGTATTGGCGTTGTGTGCCTACCATAATACTGAATGACGCTGTTTCACGCCATCTAACTGGTTTTTGATAAGTTGATTGGTTAGGTAATAACGTTCCCGACACAATTTTTAGCATGCCTAAACCGCGCAAGCTTGACGCAAGGCGGTTCTCAGCCATCATAATGAAACGTGGGATTTGATCAATAAATGGTTGATCATTACGTTCTGCGTATGTTTTGATGTCTTCTACGAGACTATCATAGGTCATTGCTGCTGCAGTTGTCATATTTTAGTCGCTATGTCAGTGTCAGGTCTTGGGTATTTAACAGTAATATTCTCAGTTTTACGTGCTGGTAGACGCCATGGATCTTTAACATCCCAGCAATCTGGGCATACACGTAAGCCTGGGCTATTGCCGTCTGCTTTTAAATCATCTAGGTACATTTTAACATTGCAACGGTCACAGACCGCAATTGCCATTGTACCTTTATTCTTAGCCGGTAAATAAACTGGCATAGGCTACCTATTGTATACACCAATGCCAGGCGTAAAGTATATTGGCGAGCCGTCTGTCTCACCGCCTTCAGTAACAGACATCCATTTATCATTTTCAGCAAGCACCATTTGTGCTTTATTAGCATCAATTTGCGGTATCTCAAAACATAAACGTGCCGCAAGTTGCCAAATAATGGCTTCATACCAACGTGATGGTAGCTCCATTGTTTCTGCTAGTGAGCCCACATCTTGTGGCTGACGATAGCGCCAAACAACTATCATATCTGTAGAGTTGTTGGATACTGGCCACACGCTAAATTGCGGATTGACCAATTTTTCGTAGTAGAAGTTTACTGATGGACGGCCTTGAATGTATTTATTAGGCAATGCTGCATAGTCGTCGCGGTTCATTTGCGGGACGGGTAACTCACTAATCATGTTGATTAGCAGTAATTGCGTTGCTGTAAATGTTGCGCCAGACGCATATAGACGCCAGTATGTTGCGCCATTTGCATTACTTGTACCCACATCAAAATAAGCCAGCTGATTAACTGCTGGGAATAATGTGGTATCAATTGTGGTTGTTGTAGTCCAAGTTACACCATCTGAACTCGATTGTACGAGCAAATCAGAGGTTGGTAGGGCTGTTAACGTAAAACCGACGCGCACAATCGCCGTAGGAGACGCTAATTGTACTTGGTAGGTAGTAGCACTTGCACTATTCGTTCCCGTTTGATACGTGCACGTAGCGTAAGCCATATTGAGAATGTCGATAGTTCCAGGCGGCATTGGGTATACAACTTGGCCTGCAACTACTGGAATAATCTGTTTATCTACTGTCCAAAGATTAATACCCTTGGCGGATAGATTAAGTAAGAGTAAAAATAAGTTGTCTAGCGCTAGGCTAACAATTTCAGGGGTTTGCGCAGTGGCAGATATACCGCAACGACGCAAAGCGTGTTCAAGTACTTTCCTTGTTTCTACGGTGGTCCCACCGATTATCCCTGATGTTGTCATTTACTTTTTCCGTTTAGGTAACTTCCTTTTCCCTGCAGCTTTATCCGCCGCCACAAAGTCTTTACCGACTTCCATTGGGATGCCTACTTTTTTAGAAAACTTTTCTGAATGCGCTACGGCGTCCATTAGCTTTTTTGTGCTTTAGATTTGCTAGGCATTTTACACGTATAAAATGTTTACAGTGGCTGTACCACCGCATACAACATACAAACCATTTTTAGCTGCTATGCCTGGACCACCAAAGTGAATGACTTCGCCTACTGCTAATGATGATTTTGTAAACAATACTACACCTGAAGCTGCTGTATTATCGTAAACAGTTACTGTGCCTGACGTTGAAGCGGTTACCGTTAATCCATAAAACCCTGCTGGGCTACCTTTAACAAGTACGCCTGCCGCTTGTGTAACGACTGCATACCCTAACCTAGGTGAGATTGCGCTCATATCTTTATCCTTTACTGATAATTAGGAAGCCCCAGGTTACCCTAGAGCCCCCAATCATAGTTATGCTGAGTACTGAGTTAAGCCTAATGCGCCAACACGTGTTGCGCTAGGACCTGAAGCAATACCTGCAAGAGCTAGAGCTACAACCACACGTTTAACACCGTCTGCTGCTGAAGGTAGAGTTAAGCGACCGCGTACATCACCTGTTGTTGCAGATACTGTTGTTGCGTCAGCTACTGTGAATGCTGATAAAGCAACTGCTGTGGCATTGAAGTTAGCACCAACTACATAATCACGAACTGGTAAGCGGTATGGTAGACCTAATACATCGCCATAACCAGCAGTAATGCTTGTTGATGTGGCTGATTGAGTGATAGAGATTACATACTTGTATGTTTTAACGCTTGTTACAGTTGCAGAACCAGCTGGGCCAGTAATTGTTTCTGTCATTTTTTGACCGTATTGGTCAAAACCAGTAATTGTGTATGTAACGCCAGCATTACTTGTGCCTGATGCTGAAGTCAATGTAACAACGCGAGGCACGTCTAATGTGTAACGGGTAACACCGCTTGGATCGTTAGTAATGGCTGTAACGCCTGTACCAGCTGTTAATGTTAAGCTAGTAGCACCAGTTGGTGATTGTGAAGCAGCTAAACCTGCTGTTTGTAATGTTAAAGGCACAACATCCCAAATATAAACGCGACCCATAGGGCCTACGCCTAATTCCATTGGTGATGGACCTGCTGTATTTGAAGCGCCGTTAGTACCAGTAAAAACTGGACCCAGCATTAAATCATCTGAAATTTGCATTTTATTTTTTCCTTATGGCTTGAACCACTCAGGTTAGTGGGCGGTACACGCCCGAATACATGCTTTATATCACACATCGCCAGTCTTCAGCAAGTAGTTTATCGCTGATTTTAAAAGTTTTTCGTCGTGTTTTAGCAGCCCAATTGCAGTGTTACATGCTGAACATAAAAGACCTCTAATTTCATTAGTTTCATGACAATGGTCTACTGATAATGCAAATGTAACCCCTTTATTTTTATTTGTTTCTTCTTTCTTACATATTGCGCAAACTTTATTTTGTGTTGTAAGCATTTGCGTGTAATCTTCTAAAGTTATCCCGTATTTTTTTTGAAGTTCCTTATCTTTAAAATATTCAGGATTGTGTGTTCTATATGTTTTTTGGTTGTTTGCATTACTTTGCCTGCTAGTTAAATCTCTATTTTTAAGTGCCCAGCGCACATTGTCTTTTGCATATTTTTTTAAAGTGTCTATTCTTTTTAAGGCATATGCATCTTGTGGTTTTTCACCTGCATCCTTTATAAAATTTTCAAACTTTTTCCATTCGTCACAAATCAACAATCCTTTATTTAATCGCGTAATACTTCTCCAAGTATTATATAAAGGATGCTTACTTATATTTTCATCATTAATTATTTTTTTACCTACTTCATCTGATGTAGTGCCATGTCTTTTTAATCTTTTATAATGCTTTTCGCATAATTGTTTTGCACACTGTGGTGCGTTACAACTTATTACGCTACATTTTGGTTGCGTTGGAAAATTGCTCATAAAAAAATACCCTTACCTAGTTAAAAGTAAGGGTATTTTATACTACATTAGACTAGTTTACAACTAGTCTGGACAACTTGGCTACGTACCTGGTGTTCCAAAGACTGTTCTCCAGTCGGTCCATCCAGAGCCAAAACGCATTGTTGTTTTGTAGCGCATAGAGTCAGTCTCGAAGTCACCTTCCATAGATTTCTCTAATTTACGACGCCATAAAACTTTCAAGCCGTTTTGTGCATCAGTTGTAACCCACCATGCTGTACCTGATGTTAGACGTGATAGAACTACAACACCGCTTAACAAGTTCATTGATTGAACTGGGTTAAGGTCGTTGTTGTTAGTACCAGCGCGTAACACTGATTTCAACAATACTTCAGCTTGCAACATGTTTGCTGGTGCAACTGTAAGTTTTTGTGGAGTTAATGTGATCTTTTTGCCACGTGGATCAGCTGCTTGGCGGATTTGAATCAACATTTGTTCTAGAGATGTTTGAGACAAAGCTGCAGAAGTAGCTAATAAGTTAGAGGCTGAAGGATCACCAGCTGGAACTGCTAAAGCAGCTTGGTGGTTGTTAACGCACAATGCAGAGCCGTCACCGCCAGTGTATGAAGCGTTAAATGCACGGTTCAAGTGGTTAGCTGTAACAGTTTCTAACGTTTCTGTCATTGATTGAGCCAAGTGTTTAGAGAAAATAGAACCAATACGTACATGGTCACCATCTTCAACTAAAACTTTAGTCAATGCAAAGCCCATACCATATACATCGTATGGGTAACGTTTAATGAACAATTGACCGCCTTGATCATAAGGAACGCGAGTGCCGTCCGGCATAACTGGGGCTGAGCCCATACCGTACAACATTGGTTCTTCATGGTAAGAACGTGCAATACCATTTTCTTCACTGAAAATTTGTGAATATTCGTCTTTACGTTGGTCGTATACACCGTCGAACACTTGGTTCAGAATCGGTTCTACAACGGCACGAAAGTCCGTACTTCTCATTGGAATAGCCATTTAGTTTAGCTCCTTATTAAATAGCGTTAGGTGTGGTGATTACTTGGCTTTGTCCAACTTTTACACGTACGATGGTGAATGCATCACCCCATGCGTTATTAGTTTGTTGACCAAGACCTAGAATACGCCATTGTCTAACAGTAGCAGCGCCAGACAGACTAGCTGACAAGCGTGTACCTGTTGTACCTGTATTAGTGTTACCAGCAACGATAGTTGCATCGGCAGAATCACCGACAGCAGTAACAGGAATAGAACCAGCAGCTTGAACTTCGAAAATGGTGAATGGATCATCATTAACGTAGAACACAATGTTGGTTGCACCAGTAGTAGTACCTGGCCAGTAAGGAGACTCTGTTGGTTTACCATTTGCATCAGTGTATTCACAACCAGCAAATACGCCAATGATAGCGTCTGAACCAGTTGAAATATTGATAACATCGGTAGTACCAGTTAATTTAACTGGATCGCCACGATAAATCGCAGCTGACGGACCGTTTGCAGTTGTCGGTGTGTAAATGCTAACCGGCATGCTTAGGCCAGACGGATGATACACAGGTACAAAGCCCTGTGGAGCAAGTGTTGCTGACATAATATATATCCTTTAAAAAATTAAAATATTGGTGTAGGGCCTGATTTACGACCCAATTTTTCAAAGTCACCTTCTACAATGCCTAGTGAACGACCTGAGCTATCTAATTCTTGAGTAGCACTAACGCGATCATAAATCGAGTTCTCTTGCTCATTAGGAATATCATGATGATAAATGGTCATCAAATCTTGATAGACCTCATCAGGAATCTTAAATAACAACATTTCGTTACAGGCTACACACCCTTCAAATTCACCCTCTGAAGCTGTAAACTGCGAACCAAAACCCGGTACTTCTGTGGATTTTACTGGCATATAGCCACGCTGAATACGCTTATATACTGGGTCAGTACTGTTAGTTGTAGACAACCAGCAGCAATGGAACCCCGGAATTTTCGGCGGAGTAGGAAGCACTTCTTGTACCCAGTCACGACGCAACATCGCACGACGTTCTTCTGCGGATAGGGCACTGCCATCTTTGTTTACGCGGTTAGCATCCGCGTTATCACGGGAGCCTCGAACGGCCTCACCATTAGACTTCTTCAAACGTTCGTCTGAACCTAGTACTTTATTGGTATCGCTCATTTCACTGCTCCTTATCGCTGACCGTTAGCACGGTCATATTCTTTAAAACGTTTAATGGCCTCTGCACGTTGCTTAGGATCATCCCACATACCACTATCCTTTAAAGCTGATACACGCTCAGAGCTCAATTTATATGTGCCACCATTTCCTGACGGCGCGCTTTCGCGGCCAGAGCCAGTGACAACTGATTTAGAACTATTATAATTAGTTTTACCACGGTGAGGTAAGTTTTTCTTCACACGTGCTTCCAACTCTTCCCAGTATTGCGGTGTAGTTGGAACCCAACCCTCACGCGCTAATTCACGGTCAATTTCAAGTGCACGACGTGAATCATTATCACCACCATTTGGGTCATACCATTTATTACGCTCCATCCATGCTTTAGCATGATTGACCAAGCGTGGGTCTAGTGGTTGTGGCTTGTTAGTTTTGCTTTGTTGATACGTTGACTTAACACGGTTAAGGTCTTCATATCGACGTTGCGCCAAAATCATTTTTTCAGTCGCGTCTGCAATGCCTGCGCCATCATTTTCTTGGGCAGAGATGGTAATTTGGTTTTTAAAGTAGTTATACGCATCCGCCGCTTCTTGAATAGAAGTCTCAATTTGAGCTTCCTCAGAACCTTGGTGGTGTCGTTCAACTACCGCTACACGACTTTGTAGTTCATTGATAATTTCATCGCGGGCTGCTAATTCACGTTTTAGTGAATCTTCACGCTCACGCGCTGCACGTTTTTTATCTTGTCTTTCTTGACGTCTACGGGCACGAATGCTTTCCCTGTCACCGTCGTCATCATTGCTGTCGTCTGAAGAGTCTTGGTTATCATCACCGTCGTCTACTTCACCACCTTCAGCAAAATCTTGTTCGTCGTCATCTCCAACGTCTATGTCTTTGTCGTCTTCAATTTCGTAGTCTTTATCTTCAGCCATACTAATTCTCCTTACAGAATTTGATCAAATGATTCAAAATTACTATCAATGATCATCTTGACGCTTACGTCATCGAATACACAAAAAATAGCTTTATCTTCTGAATCTGGGATTGGCACTTCAAAACGAAAGCCTCCCCAACGCGGTGCAATAATAATGTCGCCGATATTGGCCCATGCACCTTCAGTCCACAATTCACCTGTTTCGCGATTGCGAAAGGCAATTTGCCCCACTTTAATAACCCGTGATACTTGCGTATTACCATTGTTAAAATCTTGTGTTTCGGAAGATAGGATAATGCTGCCTACTTTCCTTTTTATTGTACGCAATTGTACAAGTACTTGCGCCCCGCAAGGTATAACCCCGGGGTCTACTTCAGGGAAGTGTTCCCTAATGTAGTCTTCTTTCGTTATTGCCATTACTAACCCCTTTCAGAGTTTATGAGTTGCGTTCGGCCTCTTCGTCTTTAGATAATACAGCATCAATGATGCTTAAAGCGTCAAGTAGACCACTATAAATCCCAACCTGCACACCGTGTTCAAACGGGTCTGCTTTAGGAAATTCCATGCTACCATGGGCTTGCTCATCGAGCTTGCCCTTGATATTCCTTAGAATGTCACCGATTATACGGTCATTCATTATTTGTCTGCTGCTTCTTCTTCAACTGCTTTTTTAACAGCCGCTACTTTTTTAGCTGGCGCTTCTACAACTGGAGCAGCAACTTCTTCTAAGGTAGCATACGTTGGGTTTAAACCACCCACGCCAAATTTTGCATCGATGTACTCTTGTACAGTACCATCAAACTCAAACTCTTCTACGTTACCTTTTGCGTATGTTAATTTTAACTTAGCCATTATTTACAACCTTTCATTAGACCACCACTTTTTTTACCCATTGAAGCTTTAGCTTGTAATGCTTTAGCTTGTTTGAGCTCTGTCTTTTCTTGTTTCTCGCCACCAGCGCAAGCTGCCCCACCCTTTTTATACATCTTTGCTTTTTTGTCGTCGCCTGCGCAAGCAACACCACCGTCTTTGTACATTTTTACGCCAGGTTGTACTTGTCCTGATTGTTTACATTGTGCTAAACGTGCCATTTCTATCTCCTTAAAATTTATTGTCCCTTGTTTTTAGGGAAAAACCTATCAAAAAACGACTGCTTTTCATCAAAAGCCGATTTAATTTCCAATCTCATTTCCTCAATGATTTTTTTAGTCTCATTGTCTTCCTTGTTCTTCAACAATTCGGTAATTTGTTGTTGGCGATTATCTGCGTCATTTTTCATCATTTCAGTTTGTTGCTGGAGATTTTCGCGCTGTTGTTCAAATGCATAGTTCATTTCAGCTAGACGTTGTTCAAACGCTTGCTGATCTTCTTTGCGTTGCTCCTCCATCATTTTCAATTGTTGGTCAGCCAAGGCTTGCTTATGCTCAAACTCTTGTTGTGCTGTCAGACGTTGGTCATCAATTGATTCAAGTTGTTGCTCTGCTGTTAATTTTTGTTGGTCAAAAGCTTGTTGCTGTTGTTCTAGCGCTTGTTTAAGTTTTTGCTCTTGGTCTTTAAGCTGTAATGTAGCTTGGTCAAGCTGTGTTTTACGTGCAATTTCAGCTTTACCCAACTCCATTGCCACTTGAGATTGTGGGTCCATTTGCGGTGGTGGTGCTAGTTTCTGCGCAATTTGCATTGCTTTCTCTAGCATAGGCATAATCTCTGCCAACTCTTGCGCAATCTGTTGGTCTGCCAGAGCCACGGCTTTATGCACTTCGCCCTCCTCACTTTGGCCATTCATCTTAGCTAACTCGCCAAGCGCGGACATAGATGCTTTAGCATGCTGTTGGTAGAACATGATTAAATGCTCTTTACAGTGCTGTACTAACGCTGGCACCGTTGGATTACCCATCAATGGGTTCTCGCCAAAGATTGGTGATGTTGCGAATAGTAAGTGCGTTATCATGTGCGCTTTATGGTCTTGGTCCATGTGCGCCGCTAGTGGCATGCCTTTAGTAGCCAGTGCATTTTCCTCTACTGGGTCAACATGCTCTGGTTTTGGTGGCAATGGCAATACTTCATCAGCATATGGGAACTTCAATAGCTTCATACCGATGCGGTAGAGCTGTATACGGTCCCATGGCACTGTTTGGTCTTGTGATAACTGTACAACCGCTTGATACTGCGCGTAACGTTGCGCCTCACTGAATATGTGAGGGTCTGATACTGGTTGAATGTTATTGTTGTTTGTAAAGTCTTCAGGTGTTAATGGAGACTCTAAGTTGTCATTAACCGCGTTCAACACTTCTGGGAACGTACGGTTTAGACGTGAGATAATCTCTAGTGACTTGCGTTGTGACGCGTGTAAGCGAGCATGGATGGCTGCGTATGTGCTAGAACCTTGCTCAATCAACGCCATTGTCGTGCCAACTGGTGTACGGTCGCCTACAGAACTCAAGGCCTCCATACTTGTTGAGACCACACTCTTACCTGCTGTTTCCAAGTAACCTAGTAATTGGAACAACACTGATGAAGGTGGGTTGAACGGCATTGGCATCGCAATCTTGCGAACGTCATCAATACCTGCTGGTGCCTCAATCTCACTAACTTGCGTGACTTCAACTGATGTATTTTGACCAGTTACGCGACCACCTTTCAATTTCAGCATGGTTGCTGCATTGTTGATGTGTGCTGAGTCCATTAACGCACGTAATGCGCCTGTTAGAGCTGCTGACAGACCACCAATCAAGTGTGGCAAGCCAATACCGTACGCACCGCGCCATGGTATGAATTTGTACTCTACGAACCAGTCTAATTTACCATACTTAGCGTCGCCTTCTTCCCAGTTACGGTAGATAGCCAACACTTCTTCTGTGTATTCGTCAATTGTGACGATGTAAGGTGCTTTTTTACCTTCTTCTACTAATGGGTCATCAATTTCAAGCCATGTGTAGATCTCTAGGACGCGGCGTAGGCCGTCATCGTTGTAAGCTGAGGCATCATCCTTACCCTCAATCTTATTATTGGCCTTCTGCGCTGCTGTTTCGTCTGGAAGGGTAGGTTTGTCTAGCTCAAGCTTCTCAATATCACGATACAGACCTGCTTTTACGCGATTTTGGAACGCAAAACGGGTAATATCTTGCGCATGGGTCACGCGAGGTGAGCGATAGAAGTTACTTGCTGCGAAAGGTAGGTAAACTGTGTCAATCGGCACGAACTCAGTGCGAATTTCACCGTCTTCAACCCAGAATTTTTGATATTGACTACCACCCATCGGTGTTTGCGTCAACAATTGCTCTAACTCGTCGCGGTACTCTGAAATACCTTTAGTTAGCTGCCAGTTCATGCCACGTGCTTTTAATTCAGCGCGTTCGATGACGTCAGGATCGTTTTTGCCCTCAATAAACGTCCTTACAGGGCCGTTTGCTGGGAATAATTCTTTGATTGCACGTGCTGAGAAGTCTACACAGGCCTCAGCCAAGATAGGATGCACCACGCGGCTCGCACCCTCGAACTGAGCACCACCAGGCGCGTCATCACCAAGCCCAGTACGGCGTAAACCTTCTTCATACTGCTTGTCACGCTTCTCGCGGGCCTCTTTATCCTTCTCTACAAGCTCTACGTACTCTGTACCAATCTCGTCCAACTCACTCATGGACATGATTTCGGCTAAGTTCTCTAGGAACTCACCACTTTCTAGTGGCATTTCATCTTCTAGTAGGGGAATATCGACGGAACCGTCTTCGTTTTCAAGCATGCCGTCCACGTCAAGGTCATCCTCAACCATTTCAGGCTCATTTATTAAATTTGGGTCGACAATACCCGGTACTTCGCGTCCAAAGTCTGGGTCTTTATCAAAAATTTGCGCCATGTAAGGCTCCTGCTGCAGGTGTTTGGATTAACGTGCTCTATAATTCTAGCATAATACACTGTTTTTGCAAGTGTAGCACAAAAAAAGCCCGTTTTTACTCGGGCTAATTAGGAGTTTTACTAATGCCCACTTACTGTTACACACTTTTATTATTTTTGCAAGCATTTTACGCAGCGTAAGGGTTAGTCTTGGGTTTTTCCCAGTACTCTTCTTCCATATCGTCCACTGCTTCGAGCGTTAGGAAGCCTGAATCCTTCAAATATATCAGCGCTTGCGTTGTACAGTCCACTCTATCGTCGTGCTCGCCCGCTGGGAACTTCTCCATCTCGTCGATAACGTCCTTCGCCCAGCTCACAGGCTTGCCTTTGTTCTTTTTACTTTCTATAACGTACACCAACCCTGCGTCTATGATTGGCGCAATCATGTGTGCCCGTGAGACTTTGTCCGCCCTGCCAGGGTTGTAACCTCGCACTGGGACGTTCGCACGTCGCAAGTCTTGGATTAGCGACTGCCCGCTGGCTTTTTCCTCTATCAGCACCAAGTCCGTCTTGCGTCCTGGGTTACCGAGGTCGTCTGGATTACCTGCGTAGGAGTCACTGTACTCTGAGATGACCCTGCTTCTTAGGTCTGGGTAACCTAGGTGCTCCGCCCAGGCGTCCATCATCAGCGCCACGTTCTCCCCGTGACGTTGCACTATGCCCCAGACCGTGCAGGCACTAGGGTCCCCTGATGTTTTTTCTGTGAAGGCCGTATCGTACGACTGGATGACATACTGCAATGGTGGAATAGGTTCTTTGGCTGGCCACAACTTAATGTTGTCAATTTTAATAATACCACCGCCTGCTGGTGACGGCGATTGTTGCAACTGCCCCGCCGTACCATACTCACCCAGCGCAGCCTTGATTGGCGCCAGTGCTTTCGTATCGTAGAGCTCCGGCCACAGCAACTCACCTTTTGTCGTTCTAGGGTCGTACTTACCTAGGCTTGTCTTCCTCACCACCCCGTCCCACTCAGCTGGTAGGCACAGGTGCTCGTAACCACCCACTCTTAGCAGGTGCCCCGTCAGGTCTCGTTCGTGCAACCTTTGCATCACGATAACTTTGCTGCCTGTCTTAGGATTGTTTAGTCGCGTTGACATGGCTTGGTCCCACCACTCAATCACGCCTTCTCGTATAACGTCCGACTGCGCTTCCATCGCCGAGTGCGGGTCATCCACCACAATCGCGCTACCACCCATACCCGTAGTCGTACCACCCACGGACGTCGCAAACCGGTAGCCATACATGTCGTTCTCGTAGAAGGTCTTGGTGTTCTGGTCCCCAATGAGGCTAAACTTCTTGCCCCATCGCTCTTGGAACCACGTACTTTGTATCATGCGTCGGCACTTGAGCGAGTCCCGCATTGACAGGTTGCCTGAGTACGACGCGAACAGCCATCTAAACTCTGGGTTATTGATCCACGTAAATACTGGCCATGCTACTGCGACCAATATAGACTTACAGTGGCGCGGTGGCATATTAATAATAAGATTACGAATTTTACCTTCTGATACTGCTTGAAGATGGTCACAAATTGTTCTTAGATGCCACCCTTCAACAAAGGGAGTACCTGGCTCAATAACATCCCAAGCTTGTTTCATAAATTCGTATAGCGAAATTTCAGCTTTACGTTTATCTTGTTCAAATTTTACAGCCTTTAACAAGGCATTCGGGTTTACTATCGCCATTATTTACCCAAAATTAGCATACTCATCATGGTATATTGTAACAGCTTCACAGTACGCTTTATGAGCTTCTTCTGCTGTTTTGTACGAGCCTACTTTTTTTCTAAGCTTATTAACTTTTATTTCTACGTAGTATGCTTTTTCTTTTTTTCTATAATATACACCTTTTAAACCTAGTTTATTAAGTATACTTACTTTCTTATTTTGTGCATTTTGCACATGCGTGGCTTCTCTTAAATTCTCAATTCTATTATCTTTTCTATTTGAATTAATATGATCTATCAAATTTAGAGGGTCTACTTTTTTAAATAATTTCCATACAATTCTAGATACTTTATATCTGCTACCGTCTATACAAACCCTATAATATCCTTCTCCCGCATCATTATCTACTAATTTACCAGCATACGCGCTTTTAAAGTGTAATTGTGATTTTTTAGTTTGGAAATGATGTTCAGGTCTATTTTTCCACGTTAGCATGCCTGTTTGTGAGTCATACTCAAAACATTCGTGTAGGTATTCTTGTGATGGTAGTGGCTTCATTATAAACTCCAGTTAAGTTTAATCAGTGTTGAAGGTTGTGGCAGGCAATCACTGAAATTGCTTTTTGGGAGCTACCCTAGCCACAAATGAATTATAGCATGTTTTTAGTTAGTTGCTTCTGGAGCCGCTTTTGCAAGCAGCGTTTGCAATGTTTCTAGTTCTGTGTCCGACAAATTGGCTAACGACGACGCGTCTATCTTAATAGCACCACCGTCTTTACCCGATACTTCTAAATTAGTTGGTATGGCTCGCATTGAGTAGGTCATCAATGTTTTGGCTGCTGAAATACGCTCGTTAGGGCTGCAGAATGGGTTCACCATCAGTCGACGGAGAATGTCCATCGGGTGCTGCGGCAACTCAGCCACGTATTGCGCTTGTATTTTCAAGGCTTCTGGAGACAACGGGTCCACGCCCTTACGTCCGATACCTTCTATGTATGCCAGAAAGTTAGCGGTGTCCGTAGAGTCGGAAGTGTCTATCGGTAACGTCTCTTTAGAATTGTTTGCCATGGTTGGGTTTTTATCATTATTAAACAGACCTGTCAATAGTATACCATATATATTTTGCCTATGGGACCTATTGTGTTATATTGTGGAATCTTCGTACTAGGTACTTCGCATGCCGTTCAAGGATCCTGACAAGCGTAAGGAGAGAGGTAAGGTTTACTCCAAGCGCCATTACGAGGCCAACCGCCCTGCCCAAATAGAGCGCGTTCGCCTGAACAAAATTAAAAAGCGCCTCGAGTGGGAGACTTACAAGTCCACCCTCCAGTGCGCTAACTGTGGTGAGAACCACCCCTCCGCTTTAGACTTCCACCACGTAGAACCCCATCCCGACAACCGCAAGATTAGTGAACTAGCTCAGAACGGCGCTTACAAAATGGCCCGTGAGGAAATAGAATCCAAGTGCATCGTACTTTGCGCCAACTGCCACCGCAAGCACCACCCCGAAGAACGCCAACTAAAGGCAGGTCAGATTACTGAGAAGTAGGCGTAGATTCGGTAGTTGTTACATGTAACGCAGAAAGCCGAAAAACTCGTTACTTACTACATCCTCTAGTGTCGGCTTAACCGCCTAAAAACTTATTTACCAGTAACAAAGTCTTTAGCGCAAGCTTGTGCTTTAGCTAAGTCTTTAAAGTTTCCAACGTGTATAGATTTGTTGTTTACTGTAAAACTAACTTTGTAATAATTTCTGTCTTTCGATACACCATAAATACCCGTATTGCTTGGCATACTTGGTTTATTTAAAGCATTTTCTCTGTAGTTAACTAATCGTAAATTTTCAATAGTATTATCAGATTTATTTCTATTAACGTGATCAATCTGTTTATCAGATGGTATTTCACCCTTTAGCAAAGACCATATTAATCTATGCGCGTAGTATTTAGTTTTGTTAAACTGTATAGCAATGTAGCCTTCTTTTCTTAAAGTTCCAGCTTTTTTACCAGTTGCTTTCCAATACAAATTACCATTGTTATACTTAAATAAATTTAATAACTCATCTAGAACAATAGGCTTTTTAACAATTTTCATATATTACCTTTCAGTGTAAGGTCCGTAAGAAATTTAAGTACTACCAGACGGTTACTGAAGCCGTGCGTGACCGCTAAGTCACTCTGGTAGTATTACTAATATATCACAAATATTAACGATTCATAACATATAAAGTTACTTCAAAACCGAAACGCATTATGGTTGCTGCTGGTGTAGTCCACATGGTAATTCTCCTAGTTAGTAATGTGCAAAAAATGCACATATGTACATATTTCACTGTTTTTTATACACATCGTGTGTATATGTATAGATTTTGCTCTTTTTTGTACACGTTACAATACAGAAAACCATTATTTATGCTATATTTATTGTACGCAGTTTTTTAATTTACAAGGAAGGTATCCATTATGGCAACAGCTAAGAAAGGTCTGTATGCAAACGTTCATGCTAAACGTAAACGTATTGAAGAAGGCTCTGGCGAGAAGATGAATAAAGTAGGCTCTAAAAATGCACCTTCTGACAAAGACTTTAAAGACGCAGCTAAGACTAAAAAGAAAGGAAAGTAATATGCCCACGACTAAAGACTCTCGCTTAGAACGCGCTGGTGTGTCCGGCTACAACAAACCTAAGGCAACTCCTGGTCACCCAACTAAGTCCCACGTGGTGGTGGCCAAAGAAGGTGACCAAGTCAAGACCATTCGCTTTGGTCAGCAAGGCGTCAAGGGTAGCCCCGAAGGTAGCGCTCGTAACGACTCCTTCAAAGCACGTCACGCCAAGAACATTGCCAAGGGCAAGATGTCTGCTGCGTATTGGGCAGACAAAGTTAAGTGGTAATCCGTAACACTCAAATTCCGTAGTCTGTAACAATCCTCGTTTTATTCCACACAACCCAGTGCGACGTGCCTGGTACTCGGTGCAAGGTGCTGAGTACTTGGTACCTGGTGCTACGTGCTGAGTACTTGGTGCTAGGTACTTAGTACTCCGAACCAAGCACTAGGCACCCTGAACCAAGCACCCCGTACTCCGCGCTTCGTCTCGCCTAGTTAACTTTAAACGTTTAAATTAGCTTCTTTAATTCTTTGTATTTTTCTGTAGCTACTCGGCACCCCTTAGCCCCTGCATGTCAGAACCGGTTTGGGGGTGCATGGGGTCGCAAAATCAAGAAGCCAAGCACGACGAAACGGCGTCGCATAGCCCTTTGCGCCTAGCGCCACGCACCTAGCACGGCGTGACGTCGCACCTTAGCGCCTTGCACCTAGCGCCACGGGCTTAGCACCATGCACCTAGCACGCCGCGCCAGTGTATATATATACATTGCAAATAGTGTTTGACATCATTATATATACCTGCGAAAATTCTGTTATCGCGCTGTATCGCGCTGACTATTTGAAAGGTATACATTATGACGCAAGCTATCTATCAACAAGTGACTGACACTATTATCGCTCAGCTTGAGCAAGGCGCGGAAGCATGGGCTAAATGCTGGGCGGCTAACAGCCAAGCGCCTAGCAATCTAGTAAGCGGCAAGGCATACGGCGGCATTAATAACTTAGTGCTAACACTTGCCGCCAATGCGCGTGGCTTCACTAGCAATCAATGGGCGACTTATCAGCAACACGCCGCCGCCGGCTATCAAGTGCAGAAGGGCGAAAAAGCCACCACAATCATTTTTTATAAGCCCGTCGCCGGTAAAGTGGACGCGGATACTGGCGACGTCACTAGCGGCTATGCCGTGCTAAAGTCATACAGCGTATTTAACTTAGCTCAAACCGACGCGCCGGCGCAACCAGCCGCGCCGCTCGATACTTTCGAAGCCATTGCAGAATGCGAAGCGCGTATCGTGGCGACGGGCGCTGATATTAGACACGGCGGCGACCGTGCATTTTATCGCCCTGCCGATGATAGTATTACCTTGCCACCTCGCGCCAGCTTCACCACGCCAGCCCATTATTATGCCACTGCCTTTCATGAGCTAAGCCACTGGACTGGCGCGAAGCATAGACTAGCCCGTGACTTATCCGGACGGTTCGGCAATGAAGCCTACGCCGCCGAGGAACTTATCGCCGAACTAAGCGCGGCATTTCTTTGCGCGTCGCACGGCGTGACTGGTGACTTGCGCCACGCTGGTTATATTGAAAGCTGGTTGCGCGTGTTGCGCGATGATAACAAGGCTATATTTAAAGCGGCGGCATTGGCGCAAAAAGCGGCGGACTATGTGCAAGGCGTCACGCACGCCGAAGCTGTAGCGGCTTAAACACTGCCGGCAATACCCATGCCCTTAGTGCGACGTGCTAGGGGCTTTTTAATGGGCGCTCAATGCATCGCGCTAGGTGCTAGGATACTAAGCGCCACGCACTAGGCACAATGCACTAAGCGCCACGCACTTGGCACGTCGCACTAAGGGCTAAGCACTTGACACTTTGCGCCACGCAATACCAAGCCGCTTTTTGGAATGTGTGACAGTGTGCCGGCAGGCTGGCATTGCTTCCTAGTCACTCTGTCACACAATAACTTAATAAATTAAAATTTTATAGTAATACCTAGGGTTTTAGGTATTGGCTAATATCACTATTTAACCTTGTAGAATTGGACGCAAAATTGCAGTTATTTTGTGACGGCTTGCAACCCATTGATTTATATAAAATAAATCTAAGAACTTAATTTTTTAAATCTGTGATTGTGTGACAGAAAAAGTTGTAAGCTATTGATTATAAACACATTGTAATTTTAAGCTAAAAAGTGCCTAAAAAGTAAGCAAAGTATTATGTTAAATTGGCAACAACAATCTTTTACAAAATGGCAATAAGAACAAGTAAAATAAGCATTTACAAAAACAAGCATTTATTTTGCATTTAGGTATTGACAACGTGCGAAGTGCGGCGTATCGTGGTGCTTAGTGCGAAGTGCAGGGCACCAAGCACCAAGCACCAAGCACCAAGTGCAACACTATCGCGGCTTAGCCGCTGACTATATAGGAGTAAACACCATGGCAACATTAGCTTATAACACTTTAACAATGGGCGACATCACCAAGCTGGATATCCGGCAGGGCGATTTTACCGAGGGCGACGGTTCATATACCGAGCTGGTTATCTCTGACAAGCACGGCAACCGGTTCAGCATCACGCTTTATTCTGACGCCGAGCCGCTGGGCTTAAATATAACACGCTCACCCAACAGAATTTAAAGGAGTAGACACCATGGCAACAAGGGCTTTATATATCTTTGACGACGGCGTGACTGCCGTCACCGTGTATAAACACTGGGACGGATACCCCGAAATAAAAGGCGCGTATGGCTTTATATTTAAAGCCCTGCCGTATGCTTGGGACTTGCCGCGATATGAGGCGGACGACTTTGCGGCGGCTTTCGTGGCGGCTAATAAACTTAAAGGCGGCGGCGACGTGCGCGTGTGCAACGAGGCGACGACCAACGGCGACGTGCTAGGCATTGAGTTTACCTACACCGTTAGACAATACGGCAATGCGCTAGTGGTAGACACGCACAGCCATTTTCACGCTGACAAGGTTTACGAACTTGTATATATAACAGCAGTGGACGGAGTGCGAGGTGCGACGCCCGTGCCACTTGATGACAATGACAACCTACCATTATAGGAGTGATACCCATGCTTAACTATGAAATTGAAACAGACGACCACAGTTTTAGCCCACGCGAATGGGACAATCTAGGCGTAATAGTCACATGGCACAGGCGCTATGGCTTAGGCGACCAACAACCAACCCATGCACCAAGCGAGTGGCTGGACAATCTAAAAGCGCGTGATCCAAGCGCCATTGTGATACCGGTTTATATGTATGAGCACGGCGGCATAACCATAAGCACGTCGCCCTTTAATTGCCGGTTTGACAGTGGACAGCTAGGCTACATTTATACAACACTAGACCGCGCTAAGCAATTTAGAGTGCAAGCGTGGAAACGCTGGACTAAAGCGCGACGTGCGGAGTGCGAGGCTGTATTGCACAGGGAAATTGCGGAGTATGACCAGTTTTTGCGTGGCGACGTTTACAGCTACAAAATACTGGACGACGGCGAAGTGTTGGACAGCGCCGGCGGATACTATGACCGCGACGAGTGCGAGGCGGACGCGCAAGCGATTATCGACAACCTACTATTAAAGGCGGCGTAATCATGCAAACCATTCAATTCATGCCTAAGCTTAGCGCGACCGGCAAAATGCCGTGCGCCAGCTTCAGTATACCGGCGCAAGCGTGTAAGACCGGCGGCAAGCTGGTTAAAATTAAGGGTTCAGTGTGCTCTGACTGTTACGCGCTCAAGGGTTCGTATCGTTACCCTACTGTTATGGCGCACCGAAGCCACAATCTTAATTCAATGGCGAACTTGGACGACTGGACGGCTAATATGATTAAGCTAATCCACAGCACCAACGAAACGGGATACTTTCGCTGGTTTGATAGTGGCGACGTGCAAAGTGCGAAGCACTTGGAAGCCATTATTGATATCGCCGAAGCCCTGCCGGACGTGCGCTTTTGGTTACCGACCAAGGAAGCCGGCATAATTAAGCGCAACAAGCGTGACGTGCCGGACAACCTAGCCATAAGACTATCAATGCCAATGATTGACCAGCCGCCAACGGGCGCGTGGAAGCTGACCAGCACAGTGCGAAGTGCTAAGGGCGACGTGCAGGGTGCGCAGTGCAAAGCACCAAGCAACAACGGCAAGTGCGGGACGTGCCGCGACTGCTGGGATACAAGCATAGCTAACATAACTTACATTAAACACTAAGGGAGTAAACAACATGGAAATGAAACTAGACAACGTATTGAAAGCATTGGACTACATTATAGACAATGAATATAACCACTATTTAGAGTGCGTGGACGACGACAACGAGGCGACCGTGCAAAGCCACATATATTTAACTGCCGTGGACGCCAAAACCGACTTAAACCGCTATTTTAACTTTATGTAAGGGAGTGACTAACAATGACCGACAACGCTAACAAAATAAACAGCATTATTGCCTACAACCTAGACTTATGCCAATCAGACAGCAGTTTTAACGACCAATTTGTATATGACTTGCTAATGTATGGTTTTAAAGGGCTGGCTAACATGACCGACGCCGAGCTGGACAAGGAACTGGCGCAATGTGACTTTGATACATCAACGGAGGTATAACAATGACATTACACGATAACATAAGCTGGTGCGTGAGCCGCCTAGTGGATAATTACGAGTGGCAGGATATTATAGACTATGAGAACTGGCTGGACTTACAAGCTACTTTAACTAACGCAATAATGGCGGACACGCGCCTAGCCAATCAAGTTTTAAAGGTATGCCTAGACGAAGGCATAATTGAGGAGGAATAAATTATGGTTACCAATCCAGCATTAAACGAAGCATTATCAGACTTAGACCAAGCGCAACGACTACTTGAAAACGTTTACGGTTACGCCCAAGACATAAGGAACGGCGAGCTAGAACGGCTTATGAGCGTGGCAGACAGTTGCATTATTGACGCAATAAACAGCATAAATAAAATACATTCATCTTAAAGGAGTTTTAATCATGGACTACGGACTATTTGCAGATAGGTTCAAGCCTATTCAGAACTTTATAGACGCCAGCGCCAGCCTAGACGGTGTTATGTTTGAAACCTACGGCGACGAACTAGACTATGTTAAGGCGCAACCCGATAACAAAATATGGACGTATTGCGACGACGGTGACAACGGTTACCTATCGCAGGGCTATCATATAGTAAACCGGCTGGGCTATGTTATATGTGCCAACCCTTGGACAGACGGCGACGACGAAGTGCACTTATATTCAGAAAAGGACTTTAACTAAAATGAACTTTGAATTTGAGCACCAAGGTTACTTAGTGACCGCTAATGTTACCGAAACTTACGACGGCTACGGCACTGGCGACAGCCCGACATTGTATGAAGTAAATATCCGTAAGGTTTTGGATTTGGACGGCGACAACGTAAAGCAAAGCGAGCTAGGCGACGGCTTTATTGACGAGCTAGAGGACGAAGCTATCAGAGTATATAAAGGATAAAACTATGCGAGTAGAATTTGAAATGGACGGCTACTTAGTGACTGCTACTGTAAAAGAGATTAGCGACCCATACGGCACGGGTAATAGCAAAACTATTTATGAGGTAGACATAACCAAGCTAGTAGAGCAAAGAACGGGGCGCGTGGTGGACGAAAAAGAACTAAGCGAAGCCCTATTTGACAGCATGATTGACGAAGCGATTGACGTATTTAAGGAGTGATTAAAATGACTATGCAACCAATAGGTGCAAGCACCTTAGTAGAGTGGCACGACGGCAACAAAGAAAATGCTTATATATCGTTTGGAACGTGGAACGATGACGACGAAAAAGATAGCCATGGGGTATACGATGATAAGATTTTCTTTTACGCCCACGAAGGCGAGCCGGAAATAAAAGCTATGGCGACAGGTTACACGGAAGGCTTTAATGTGATTGATTATGATTTAGTTTATGACAAAGGCGAGGTATAAAAATGTATAAAGTTTACAACCATAACAGAACGTGCCTAGGCACATTTGACAACGAAAAGGACGCGCTGGCTTGTGCAGAGGAGTATCGCTATCAGACAGGGAACGCCGCCTATGTTGAAAGGCTAATCAATGTTAAATAAACACTATGAAATGCTTGGCGACGCAGTGCGACGTGCGAGGAACGAAGTGCTAAGTAGCGAGGAACTGGGCAAGCTAATCATGCAGTATGTGGAACTGTTACAACAGGAAGCAATGCGCGACGAGCGCGACATAATCAACGGTAAAGGAGTGTAGCATGGCAAACTTAAAGGACTGGGATAAGGAATATCAAGAGATGGTGACCGAGCACCTATATGGACTGGAAAAGGAAGCCCTAGTAAACTGGCTGATAGAAATTATGCACAATAACGATATAGAGGACATGATTGACATCATAGAGGAATTGAAAAGGAGTGAGCTATGACCGCAGACACAATGGACAAAGTGGTGTTTTGGGTAAGCGTAATGATTGCCTTGTATTTTATTGTAAAGGGATAATATGAAACGATTTGATGGTTACAACCGCCACGACTTTTACTACCCACGCAGTAGCCGCGAGGCATTTGGCAGTAATTTTGAAGTGGACGAAGTTGTAAAAGAGGAACATTGGTGGGATGTGGTGATTTTTGCAGTGGTGCTAGGTGCGCTGATGGTAACGGTGACATACTATGCAAATTCGTAGGCGGTATGCCAAAACTAGAATGGCGAGCCACCGGCGGAACTACCTGCCCAAGTGGTTGAAGTTTAATCGTTACCTAGCCTTTACGACAACCTTGAAATACGGTAAGAAAGCACCGCTAAGCCGATGGCACAGGAAAGCAAAATGCGACTGATAATAGAGTATATACAATGTTACTGGCAGAGTTTTGCGCTGGGTATGTTGGCTATGTTTACAGCACTAAAGATAAAGGAAAGGAAAGCTAATGAAGTTACACCCAATGCACGTCGTAGAGATAAATAACAACCGTGATGCAGTCTACAAGTATGTAAGAGATAGGAAAGACACAACAGCGTCGCAGTGCATGGCAGACCTACAAATAGGCGAGAAGTTGAAAGTTTATTTAGAATGGCTGGCATTACGCGGACACCTTACAAGGGTAAAGCGAACGATAGATGGTAGAAGGCAGTATATCTACAATGCTGGGCTGATACCGTATGTAAAAGATACCGTTACCATACCCACGCAAGACGATGTAAAGGCAGCAGACCTGCTAAGTAGCGTGACAAAAGTGTATAGGCTACTGGACAGACCCGCGCCCGAAGGTGCTAAGCGTGAGAAAAAGGCAAGTGGCTACGCCGGCAATATGCAAAGTAGTATGCAAACTTTTAACAGTTGGTAAGGAGATGACATGGAAATAAACTTAAAGATAGAAGACAGTGACTTGTTGTGGCAAACCTTGGACGGTGTTGTGCTAAGCGTATTAAAAGCACTGAAGCAAGACACCGAAAGCGAACTGATGCTACCCGACATGCACCCGCAAGACAAAGAGATGAGCGAGAAAGTGCTGGAAGCGTGTAAGGTGCTGATTAAGTATTACAGCGTAAACGAGGCAAGCGAGTAGTAACATTATTAGATTGACAATTCAGTAGATGTAAGCGTAAAGTAGCAAGACATCAAGCACAAAGTGCTTTGATTACAACCACATAACCATGAAACTTGAAGGAGTTTAGAGATGGACACCCTAGAAGACTTACTTGAAGCACTCAGTGCGATGCGCGAAGAACTTAAAGACGAGAACGATAAGGCAGACGCGACAGAGCGCAACCGTAATTACCAAGCGTTTATGAACATCATGCGTCACGACGAGGACTTGTCATGATATGGGGCTTGGTGTTGCTAGTAATTTGGATAATTTTGATCGGGGCAGACTAATGGTAAAGCAAAAATACGACCCACAGGACTTTGACGCGAGGGATGTGTTTGCCGCCTTAGCATTGGTGGGTTTACTGGCGAACGATAAAGAGTGGACTGACGACGCCTTGTGCGAGTTAGCATACGACTTGGCAGACGTCATGTTAAAAACTAAAAGGAAAAAATAAAATGACAGATAACACACGATGTGCGAAGTGCGATGCACCCTTGTTTGATGACCTTAGAGCCGTGAGTGACCTAGGCAAAGGCGTTGAGCAAGTATGCGCGGCATGCTGGCTAGAAATCAATGAGCAAGTCTACCTAGAAGACTACCCTGATGACTTGGGGGTTGCCTAATTTTAAGGGGCAAACCGCAATGACTACAGGATTTTTTGAGAGGGGTAAACGGATAGCTAAGTGGGCGGATAATAATATGGCTAAAGATGAAGGCTACTGGTGCGTAATATGCCAACGCTTTATTGAGGCAGATGACGATGGGTTGATTGTGCATGATGATATACCACATGGTGACATGACGTTTAATGAAGAGGAAAAACCGCAATGACTAAAGACGAAGCATTAAAACTTATTGAACAAAAATATATTGAAACATTTAATGATAAGCCTGATGCAAATACTAAAATGATGATGCAAATGTCATCACAGCGTGTAGCAGACGGTGAGAAGTTTCAATGGGAAAATAACGGACAATGGAAAGTAATGAGGTTTTTAAAATGATGACTAAAGACGAAGCGTTAAAGATGGCGATTGAAGCATTTGACAATATTGATATGAGTAATCAAACCAATGAGGAGTGCGCTAGGGCATGGTTTATTGAAGGGTATGTACAAGCGTTAGAATGGCCACCAAAAGAAGCATTAGAGCAGCCAAGTGTTGCAGAATTAAATGACGAATACTTACATGATACCTATGTGGAAGGGTTGTCACAGCCAGCACAAGAACCTGTGGCGTTAAAGTTTCCAACCATGCTTCGCAAGATGTGGTCAGGTGGTGAAGTGCAAGAATGGCTAGACAAACAGCAATCACTTTACACCCAACCTGCAACATCATGGCAAGGATTAAGTGATGATGAGATATGGAATATAGCAAATTTTTTAGGTAAAAATAAAGAATGGGATTATCCAGTTATGTTTGCTAAAACTATTGAAAAATCAATAAAGGAGAAGAACACATGACTAAAGACGAAGCATTAAAGATGGCGATTGATGTTAACTTTCGGAGAATATGATGGAAATTAAACATAGATATACAGGTGAGGTTTTGCGCACGATTGATGCAGACACCTTGGATGGTGCTAACTTGATGGATGCTAACTTGCGTGGTGCTTACTTGCGTGGTGCTGACTTGCGTGGTGCTAACTTGAGTGGTGCTAACTTGATGGGTGCTAACTTGATGGGTGCTGACTTGCGTGGTGCTGACTTGATGGGTGCTAACTTAAGTGGTGCTTACTTGCGTGGTGCTGACTTGATGGATGCTAACTTGCGTAGTGCTGACTTGCGTAGTGCTAACTTGATGGATGCTGACTTGCGTAGTGCTGACTTGCGTAGTGCTGACTTGCGTAGTGCTGACTTGAGTGGTGCTGACTTGCGTAGTGCTTACTTGCGTGGTGCTAACTTGAGTGGTGCTAACTTGAGTGGTGCTAACTTGATGGGTGCTAACTTGAGTGGTGAAATTTTAAAGAAAACACCTATCGTAATCTCAAACTTAACATGGGATGCGTTAATCACTATGGAATACTTAACTATTGGATGCCAACGCCACACGCATGAAGTATGGGAAGCGTTCACTGATGATGAAATATCTAAAATGCAAAGTAGAGCCAGTGAATTTTGGAAAGCTAATCGAGAGTGGTTATTAAGTGCTTGTAAATCACATAGGAGTTAAACAAATGACTAAAGACGAAGCATTAAAGATGGCGATTGAAGCGTTGGAAATGCACGTTCCTCATTACATAAAAGATAGAGGATGCGAAGCAATCCAAGCCTGTAAAGAAGCATTAGAACAGCCAGCACAAGAACCTGTTGAGCAAAGCCC